CCAATGTCGGCAGAAACTAATGTTAAACCTGCTGCGCTAATAATACCAGAAGCAGTTATAGTTCCTCCACTTGTAGTAGTAATATTACTTGAAGTAGTTATAAGACCTGATGAATAAATATTACGAACACTTCCAACATCTCCTGAACCTAATGTTAAACCAGCAGCATTAATATTACTTGAAGTAGTTATAAGACCAGTAGAAGTAATATTACGAACGCTAGTAATATCACCAGTAGTTCCTAAACCCAATGAGCCACCAGTAATAGAACCTGCTATATTTAAGGAACCCGAACCAGTTGTAGTAATATTGCTAGATGTAGTAATAAGACCAGAAGAATAAATATTACGCACTGAACCAATGTCGGCAGAAACTAATGTTAAACCTGCTGCGCTAATAATACCAGAAGCAGTTATAGTTCCTCCACTTGTAGTAGTAATATTACTTGAAGTAGTTATAAGACCTGATGAATAAATATTACGAATACTTCCAACATCTCCCGAACCTAATGTTAAACCAGCAGCATTAAGATTACTTGAAGTAGTTATAAGACCAGTAGAAGTAATATTACGAACGCTAGTAATATCACCAGTAGTTCCTAACCCTAATGAAGCACCAGTAATAGAACCTGCTATATTTAAGGAACCCGAACCAGTTGTAGTAATATTATTGGTAGTTGTAATAACACCAGAAGCACTAATACCACCTGATGTAAGAATAGAATTAGTGGCAGTTGCTGTTATAACTAAATTACTTGAAGTTATAGTATTACTATTATAAAGATTACTACAAACAATATTACTAGTTTTAATATTACTATTAACTGATAAATTGAAAGAAATATTAGCATTACTTGCTGATATAGTAGAACCACTTCCAGTAACTGTAATATTACTAACAGCTGTAATACCGCCTGATGTATTTATTGAATTTGCTGTTGTGCTAGTTGTATTAACATTACCAGATAAATCAACACCTCCTAAAAGATTTGTATTTCCATTAACAGTTAAAATATATGAACTAGATGGGTTTGTTATTCCAATTCCAACATTACCATTCCATAATATACTTAATAATGGATTAAATGTATTTGTTCCTGTTCCCCCGCCATTATTTACACCTACTGTACTATTAATTGTTGAATTACCAATATCATATCTCATTGAATTATTAGGACTAACGCTAGCAGCATATTTTACAACTCCATTATAAAAAGCCCATGGAATTGTAGAATATAAAGGTTGTCCTGGTGCCCACGAAGAATTACCCATAACAAAAGCACATTCTGGATTTGGATATTGAGAACCAATAGCACCACTATAAGTCGGATGATGTAGTAATATAAATTTTCCTGAATTATAAGGATAATAATTTGAATCATTATTAAAACCACTAACTAAACCATTTGTAGATGAAATACCATTAACATTTAAACTATAATTAGCACCAGTTGGGGGGTTATTAATATTAATAGTGCTTGTGTTATTAATAGATCCATTATTTAAAGATAAACTATTAGCCGTGATAGAAGAACCAGAAGTAATTGAATATGTCGAATTAGTAATTAAACCAGTTGAATTAATTTGAGCGATAGCAGTGCCATTTACATAAAAATCATGTGTTGCTCCGGATGGAACAGAATACCATAAAGAATTTGTATTAATACCAACTGAATATGGATATGATGTTCCAGAAGTTCCATTTACAAAAACTATTCGATCCCCAGTTCCACCATAAGCAGTTGAAAAAGATGGCGTTGAATTAGTTCCATTTTTTATATTAACAACACCTGAAATATCAAGTTTTGTATTAGGGAGGGAAGAACCAAAACCAACATTTCCGGTAGAAGAAATAATCATAGATGGGATAGAAGTAGAAAAAGTATTACCCCCTGTATTAAAAATGATACCTTTATCTGCTTGAAGGAACATATTATTCGAATAATTACCTGTTATATTACTACAACCAATACCAAGATAAGCATTTGACGAATTATTATTGTTAAATTGAATATTGGCAAAATTAGATGTAGATGTAATTAATGCTTGATTACTAGAAGATGTCGTTGATGTATATAAGGAAATACAATTAGTAGAATTTGCGGGTGTTCCTATACCAACAAATCCGCTAATTGTATTAATAGCAGCCCATGAAGACATCTATTAATTTTTTTTATTCTACTTGAAAACGATAAAAAATATAATTTGAAATAAATACAAATGATTTAAAGGTTTATTAAGATTATTCTTAAATAATAATGTCTAATAAAACTCTGGTTTTGTATGTTTTTCATGAATATAATGAACGCGTTAAGTATTTTATAAAAAATGCTATTTTCGAAGATGAAAATGTTGATTTTATAATGATTTCTAATAATAAAAAAATAACATTTGATTGTCCTAATTATGTTTATAGGATTTATAGAGATAATAATGGTTATGATTTTGGTGGTTGGAGCGATGGATTATTAAAAGATGATTTTTATAAAAAATATGAAAAATTCATTTTTGTTAATTCGACAGTTTTGGGTCCATTTGTGCCATCTTATTATAAAGGTAAATGGACTGATATTTATACAAATAATTTAACAGATGATGTTAGAATATTTGGAAGTAGTATAAATTCTTGTATTCAAAAATTTAATAAAATATTATTTCATGTTCAATCATATATTTTTGCGATGAATAAAGAAACAGTAGAATTTTTAATAAACAAGGGAATATTCAGTAATACAATTTATATAAATAATTATGATGAAGTTGTATTGAAAAAAGAAATCGACATGTCCCAATTAGTGCTTAAAAATAATTGGAATATTGGTTCATTGATGCCTTATTATAAAAATGTTGATTTTAGAAATCCATCAACAATAAAAAAACAAATTTTGGATGATTTAACATTTCAACCATGTTATAATTTATTATGGAATGAATACGATATGGTTTTTATAAAAGGGAATAGAATCAATATTGAAAATTATTTTAAATTTAAGACTTAGATTTTCTTGGTATTCTTTTATTTTTTTGATTTTTACGGCGTCTTCGTCCTCCACTAAAATCACCACCATCTCCATAATCATCTCCACCATCATCAGCGCCATTATCAGTATTATCTATATTAGATGAATCTAGATTGTCTCCGCTATTTTCTTGATTATCGGTAGCATCTTCATATCCATCTTCATAACCTTCGTCATAATTATCAGGATAATAATTATTAACTTCTATAAAAACATCATTGTCATAACCATATGTATCATAATAACCATATCCATAATAATTAAATCGAGGTAATAAAAGATCCATTAATAAAACAGTAGACATAACACCTAATCCAGCACCAAGTCCAGCACCAAAACTACTAGTGAATGATTGTCCAAATGTTGTATCTTTTTGATATTGTATTTGTTGTTGTGGTTGTTGTAAAGCACATGGTGGACATTGTTGAATATTATTTATAGTTCCTCCTCTTCTACGCATACCATTTCTTCTACCACCAGTTTTTATTTTTTTATTAAGTTTATTAAATTTATTTTTAAAATCATCACTTCCTGCTATTTTATTATAATCATCTATTGATAAAACTTGTGTATTTTGTATTTCATGATTATTATCGACAGCGATCATTAAATCATATCCTTCAATTATTTTATTTTCTTTATCTTTTAAAGCTACTATATAATAGAATAGATTTTTACTTTTAATATTTTTCATCATTTCGCTATCTTTTTTATCACTTTTGACAGAATTTGTTGTTTGTTTAGTTTTAAGATAATTATTTCGTTCAGGAGGTTGATAATATTGTTGTTGTTGCGGAGTACTTTGCGAACTACCCATTTGTATTCTATATAATAATGATAATAAAAAATGATAAATAATAAAAAATGATAAATATGAGTAAAAAGTTTTTAGCAGAAATTAGAAAGATTGAATATAATAATCTTATTGGATTAATATCAGAAAAAGAAAAGAAAGAACAAGAAACCAAACTGATGTTATCTCAAATAACAAAAGAATCAAAAAAAGTAAAACAAGTAGTTAAACATCCAATTAAAGTAAATGAAAAATATGAATCAAGTATTTATATGAAATCAGAATCACTCAATTATATTTATAATTGATTATTGTTTATTCATAATAATAGCATCAAAAACATTTAATATTTTTTGTTCTCCTACTACTTTTTCCAATGATAAAGTATCAAGAAGACCAAATTGATTATCATCATTATAATTATTTTTATAATTTTCAATATTTAAAATTGTTAATAATTCGTGTAAATAAATATGACCTTTATTTACAAAATTTAATAATCCAGTTAGTTTTTTTTCAATAATTAAGGGAATATGTTTAAATAGCTCTGGAATAACTGTAATATTAATTTTAATATTGTCGATACTATCTAAACGATTTTTAAGTTTTGAAATAAGACATTTAGGATTATTATCGAGACTTACTGGATAACATATACGAAGAAGAAGAATATTATTATAACAACTTAAACATTTTTCCAATAAAACTCTACATTTATAATAATAATTTGATTCATTATTAACTTCATCTGCTTCATTGAATAATCGATCTTTATCATATTTATAAATATTTCCAGTAACTAATAAAGTTAAATGAATATCAAGGGATTTACAAATATTTGCGAGAGTTAATTGATATGTGATATTGGTATTAAGTGTTTCAATTTTATTAGCGTCACACCAAGATGTCGAAGGTTTTCCACTAATTCCAGCAGCTGAAATTACATATTTTGGTTTATAAAATTCAAATTGTTTTTTAAGAAGATCAGTATTTTCAAGTCTTGTATTAAGAACAATATAATTTTTATTTTGTTTTTTAAGTTCTTCTTCGATTTTTCCACCTAAAAATCCAGAAGCACCAAGAAGAATATAATCAACTTCTTTATAAAACTTAGCTTTTTTGTCTTGTTCACTTAAAATATAATTATTTTCAAAAGGAATATCTAAATTGATAAAAGGGCAAAGATAATTATAATTTTTTTCATTTTCTTGATTATATATTCCTTCAATTTGATAAAACATTGTGCTATCGTCTTCAAGTGAAATAAACATATGTCCATGATTTGGTGGAACATAGACTTTATTTAAATTATCGCTTGAAATATAATATTTATTATAAGTCATTGTTGTAAAATCGATAACATAATCAATAAAAGAACCTTTAATACATACGATATGCTTTCCATAAGGCGATGTATGAATGCCTCTCACAACATCTTTTTTATTTGTTGAAATAAGTTGTTGTTTAATTGTTTGTGTTGGAACTGGAATAAATTGTAATTTACCTCTATTGTCATTAAATGTTTTACCTTTAATCTCATTAAAATAATCATGATTTTCTTTAATCCATTCAATAACTTCATCTAAACCATCATTAAAATCAATCTTATTCATCCATCCAAGACTTTTTAATTTAGAAACATCAAGAGGATAACGAAAATCATTAAAAGCCCTATCTTTGATATAAGTAATCTTTCCTTTTCCAATTTTATTAATAATCATATTTGCAAGATCAATAATTTTAATGGGATTATCATTTCCAATATTATAAACTTCACCAAATTTACCTTTTTCCATAATTGTAAGAACTCCTTCGATAACATCATTAACATGAATGAAGTCTCGAATATATTGACCATCTTTATGAATAGTCAACTCGTCGTCATTAATAGCTTTATGAATAAATAATGGAATGACCTTTTCAAAATATTGAAATTTTCCATAAACATTATTACAACGCGTAACAATAATTGGTAATTTATAAGTGTATTTATAAGTATTAACAATCATTTCACAAGAAGCTTTTGTTGAAGAGTATGGATTTGTAGGATTAAAATTAGAAAGTTCAGTAAAGAAACTACCATCTTCGGAGGATCCATAAATTTCATCAGTTGAAAAGTGGATTGTTTTTATTAATTTAGGATATTTATGAATGGCATCAAAGAGCTTATAAGTAGCCATTATATTATCATTAATAAATTCTTTAAAATGTTCATATGAATTATCGACATGTGTTTGAGCAGCAAAATGAATTACATAATTAATATTATGTTTTTCAAAAGTTTCTAAGAAATTATGCTTAACTAAATCATCTTTAATAAAAAAAACATTTTTTTGTTTAAGAATAGAATTGATGTTTTTTTCATTACAAATATAATCAAGTTTATCAATGATAACAAGTTTATTAACTTTATCGGCTATATAATTACAAAAATTAGAACCAATAAAGCCACAACCACCAGTCACAAATAAATTCAATTTTTTATACATGTTTGTATAAATAATTTTAAATACCATTTATATACATTTTATTTAATCTGTATAAACAAACTTGGCTGATGTTTTTGCTTTATTCCAATCATAATCATTAATATATGAATTTTTATTATTACTTGAAGAATCGCTATGAGCATATAATTGTCTTAATTTACCTTCAATTTGTTGTCTATAGTAACGTTTTGGCAATACTTGTTTTAAATTTTCAACATTAGCTTTAACGAATCTTTCTTGATTTTGAACATATTTACTTTCTCCGCATCCCATTATGATAATGATCTTATTAAAAATAAAAATCATTTTTTTAATATAAAGATTAGTCGAAATAAATATAATAAAAATGAGTGTAAAATATAATTGGTCAGCGCCTTCATTTAAACATATTAATAAAAAAAGAAAAATTGTAAATGAAGATGACGAGGATGAAGAAGATGATGAACAAAAAACACCCAATATTATAATTAGCAGAGATACGCCAACAACTGGAATTAATATCATGGGAAATCATATTTATTTTAATAAAGACATTGATCATACGACGGCATTTAATTTAAATAATACATTGAGAAGTTTAGAATTAAAATTAAAAAGAGGATTAATGGATTTTAATATTGAACCTGTTCCAATTTATCTTCATCTAACTACAAATGGAGGAGTTATACATGCTGCATTTAGTATTATTGATTGTATGAATTCATTGTCTGTTCCAGTTTATACAGTCGTTGATGGTTATGTTGCGTCTGCCGGAACACTAATTAGTGTAAGTGGTAAAAAGAGATATATCTGTAAAAATGCTTATATTCTTATTCACGAATTGAGATCAGGCGTTTGGGGAAAGATGTCATATTTAGAGGATGAATTTTTTAATTTTAAGAAAGTTCAAGATCATTTAACAAATGTTTATGTTGAAAAAACATCTCTGACGGAAAAAAAATTAAATAAAATTCTAAAAAAAGACATTGAATGGAATGCGGAAGAGGCGATTAATAATGGTATTGCTGATGAATATTATTCTAATTAAAAATTGATTTTATTTTTTTATAAAATATATCACAAAAATGGATATATTTTACAATGATTGGATTGAAAGAAAGAAGTATTGGTTTTCTCAGGATGATGAAAATGATGCGTATTTATCAGATAACTATGGACATTTAATTGATGAATATTCTTATGAGATTCATGAAAAACCAATATTAGGAATATTAATTTATGATCAACTTACAAGACATTATTATAGAAAAGAACAAAATAATCATATATTAATTTATTTCAATAGGAAAGCTATAAAAATAGCAGATAGATATAATAATAAAATTTTTATTCAAAATTTGAATTTTACGAATTGGATGTTTTATATGCTTGTGTATAGACATTCTAATATTCGTGAAAATTTATTATTTGTGATGAATGAATGTTGGAAGATTGAGCCAATTCCTAAACAATTCATAAAGGCTACATTTAATCGTGCTAAATTCGAAGAAAAATTAGATTTATATGATTATCCTCTTGATTTTGATAGAAGTATTTTAGATAATAATCCAGATATTACAATAAGTCATAAAAGACATGAAAAGATAGGTGAATTTGATAATATTAATTATAGAACTGTTATAATAAGTTTATCAGGCGGTGTTGATTCTGTTGTATGTTTATATAATTTATCATTTATAAAAAATATAAATATTATTGCTGTTCATATTAATTATAATAATAGAAAAGAAGTTGAAGAAGAAGTTAAGTTTTTAAGTTGTTTATGTGTCTTCTTCAATGTTAAATTATATGTTCGAAAAATTAATGAGATTAAGAGAAGAATATGTATGAAAAATGATTTAAGGGATGTATATGAAAGTTATACGAAAAGGGTTCGTTTTAACTCTTATAAATGTGCTATGAAAAGAGAAGAACCAATTGTAATATTAGGACATAATAAAGACGATTGTTTAGAAAATATTTTAACAAATATAGCTTATAATAATAAATATGAGAATTTGGTAGGTTTTGAATATAAATCAAAAATAGATGATATTGTATTTATTAGACCATTAATTGATGTAAGTAAGGATGATATTTATAAATTTGCGAAAAAACACAACCTACCATATTTAAAGAATAGCACTCCTACATGGAGTCAGAGAGGAAAAATAAGGGCTGATGTAGTTCCAGTATTAGAAAAATGGGATAAAAGAGTTATTGAAGGATTATTTAATTTAAGTGAAGTATTAAAAAATCATAATATGATCTTAAATAAAATGATTGAAGATTTTAAAATAGAAAATATTGAATCAATAGAAACTGTAAATTTAAGTACATTATATTGGAAATATGGAATATTTAAAACTTTAAATATTCATGTTTCTAATAAATCCCTTAAATCATTGATAGAACGATTAGAAATATGGAAAACCAAATATGATTCTTATTATATTAATAAGAAGGTAGTTATAATTATTAATAAACAATTAGAATTATTATTGAAAAAAAAAGAAAATGGTAAATTTGAATATAAATTAATAAAAAATTGATAAATGATTATTTTTATAATTAACATAAAATGGCTACACTTGGTCAAGTCGAAGCAGTTATTCGTTTTATTCAGAATTATATGAATGATAGCAAGAAACCAACAAAAGCCGCATTCTATTGCTCTTCTCGTAGTAATTCTTTCAGTCTTTTAAAAATGATTAAAAATCAGATTGGTGCTGAAAAAGCTGGAAAAAATGCGATTCGTGTAGAACATCTTACAATCTATATTTTTCACAAAGATGAATATTGGCATATTCACATTAGAAATAATGATTTAGTAGAACCAAAAGGACCTATGTAATTTTTTTATAATATAATTATAAACAATGAATTATTATTTTTGTAATACACAAGGTCAAATCGAGCGTCTTACAATTGTCGAAAAATTTACTGATAATACTGTTGATTTAAATAAGATTCCTCCTCCAGCACCTCAATATGTTGATCAAACCGGTGTTAATGTTAATCAAATATCTCCTTATGCTACACAAATACCATCAATTGTCTCTGGACAATTAACACCGCAAGCAGTAAATCAATTAACTCCATCTGAAAATCAACAAACATCAGGAGTTAAATCAGGAGGTAATTAAAATAAAAAATGATATATAAATAATTATATTAATATTTATAATGAAAAAGATTGAGAGTATCCATAATAAAACAAAGGTTATTCAATCGGATGAATTGCCTTATAATAATACGAATATTATGTTAAAAGAAAATGATTTAAGAAAGTTTTTTGATAGTAATGGGTTAGAAGGAATTCAATATAATAATATCAATTTATATCGAACGGCATTTATTCATAAATCATATTGCACAATGAAAAACGCTGATTTTGCGACAGGTAATACAAATTGTCCAAAAGATTGTATTCCTTTACAAGATATGTCATATGAAAGACTTGAATTTTTAGGTGATGCTATATTGAATATGGTGGTTGCTAATTATCTTTATTTTCGTTTTCCTGATCAAAACGAAGGTTTTCTATCTAAAATTAGAACTCGAATTGTTAATGGTAAGATGCTAGGATTTTTATCAAATGAGATAGGATTTGATAAATTTGCTATAATATCAAAACAGGTTGAGGAGTCAAATGGAAGAAGTAATTATAAAATTATGGAGGATATTTTCGAGGCATTTATAGGTGCTTTATATACAGATTTTCAGAATCAAGATGATCAGGTGAAAATGCCTGAAAAAATTGGATTAATAGCTTTAACAGGAGCTGGATATTATATTGCGGAAAAATGGATAATAACAATTATTGAGACATATATTGATTTTAGTGAACTTATATTGAAGAAAACAAATTATAAAGACATGCTTGTGTCATATATGCAACATTCAATTCAAGATACACCAAAATTCTGCGAATTGGGAATAATAACAAAAGATTGCGTTAAAATCTTTAATTATTGTGTGAAAAATCGTTCAAATGATACAATAGCAACAGCAACAGGTTTTTCTAAGAAAGATGCTGAAAATAATGTAAGTAGAGAAGCATTAATTTATTATGGACAATTAGATATTAAAGATTAAAAATTTTTAAATTATTATAATAATATAGAAATATGAGTACTACTGCTAAACCAACAAGAACATCTAACCCAAAACAAACGCGCAAGACTTATAAAAGTTTATACCAAAAAAGTAAGAAACATTTTATTTCAAGTAAACCAGAAGTTTCGGAAAAAGAAAAGATGATTTTTAATTATTTAAAGCCTCGTAATGAAAGTGAAGATGATTTAGCATTAAAAAAATTCTTATCTCACATTTTATTATATTTATATAATGCGACTGAGGAAGAAATTTATAATAATACAGAAGTTAACGAACAGTTAAAATATATTAAACGCGTTATATTAAGAATGCTTCAAGATGAACAATAATTGATTTCAATTGTTCTAGTAAAATTTTTTTTAATTCTTAGTGGTATATATACATAAAAATCAATAAGTAATAAACAAATTAATATTATAAATATTATTTTTTTGTTATTATTCATAATATATAAACAGTTATTAAAAATTATTTATATATAAATATAAATGGATTATAACAGAATACAAATTGATTCGATAGGTATCGGATTAGAAATTAATTCTAACTTGGATTTCATTAAATACGATTATATAAATACGCGTTTAGCTGTTGCCGAAACTATTCCACCATCAGCTATTAATGATACCAATAAATTAAATCACATTTATAAATTGGTTGTGAGCGATAATAATACAGGCGTGAATATATCAAGAACAGATCTCAATAATAATACTGATTCTGCTTTTGTTGTAAATGGAAATATATTATGTACTGGTGCGATTCATGCTAGTAATATAACAATATCATCAAGTATAAGTCCAACATCAACATTATCAGAAATAATTAATGAAATTTCTGCGAATTCTTTATTTTATCAAATTAGAGATTATACCCAATATAATATTTATACAAATTATAATGTTACATTAGGAACTATTAATGATGCTAATAATAATACAAATGCTTTAAAAATAGCAAAGAATTGTAATGGATCTGTTTCAAATATTCAATTAGTTATAGCAAATAATGAAGTTGTTAATTATATACCTTCACAAATATCATTAGGAATTATTGGAAATTCATCAGATTCACCAGCACATATAATTACATCTTTTAATATGCCTTTACATTTCAATGTAAATAATTCTAATCAATCCATAGATTCCTTATATATAAATCCAAATGGTGATCAGATTAATAAAAGTCAGCATCCAACTTATGTAAATTCCAATTATCCACAATTAGCTATTGATACCAATAATGTAGTTTTGGTAAATTTAGATACTATTTCACAACCAATAACATATATAAATTATACTAAAAATACTATGTCAATTGATACATCAAATATTACGGAATTTCCTAATTTTTATGTCAACGGAACAATGTTTGCTAATAAAATAATAATGTATGATTATTTCACACAAACAAATAAAAATTTAGATAGTATTTATGTTAGACAAGCTGGTTTAACTTTAAATGCTAATCAGATTTATGGAGGAACTTTTAATAAGGCTGAATTTTATTTTAATTCAAATATACAAATTGGCGATCCTACTTCAAGTTATAAATTAAATGTTTATGGTGATGCTAAAATTACATCAAATTTAACTACAAGCAATATTACTACAACTGATTTAAAGGTTTTAGGTAATTTTGAAGTTTCTGGAAATAATAATGGAACTACTTGCGACTTTAATAGACCAGTAAATTTTTCATCAACAGTTACATTCAATGATCAAATTAATGCTGATGTAATAACAGTAAATAATCTTAATGTAGCAGGTAATATTACTTATGGTGGTAATTTATTAGGTTCATTTTCAAATTCATCTAATTCATCTTTGATATCATCAATAACAAGTAATTTAAATTTAACAGGTATTTTAGGCGTCGGCGTAAAAGTTCAGAATGTAGATATTGTTTATAATAATAATATTTTAAATGTTTATAAACAACCTGGAACAGCAAATAAAAATAAATTTGAAATTTTTTTACAAGATTTAACAATCCAAGCAAGTTCTAAGGCTTATATAGGTCATAATGAATTAAATTCGTTATGTTCACAAACAGATAATAGTTTGATTATATTAACACAAGCTAATTCAACATGGAATAATATTTATTTTTATGCTGGTAAAAATAAAACAGACCTTAAACAACTTGTTCCAAATTTAGCAATCATGGAAAATAATAAGATTGGCATTAATACAATCAAACCAACTAAAACACTTGAAGTAAATGGTGAAATATTAGCAAAAGATTATTATGTAACTGATGTAAATAGTAATACTTATAAATGTAAACTACCTGTAATTTATACAGACAATTCGATAAATATAGATAGTTTAAATGTTGGTGTTAATCAATTTTTAAATACATCAAATAGAAAACAATTAAATGTTGTTGGAGGAATAAATTCATATGATGGTTATTATGAAAATGAATTGAGAATAGCAACATTTAAATATATAAATTCGAATAGTGCTTGGAATCAAAATGCTCATATTGGAATAGGCGTTTCAAATAAAGACAGTAATATAACTATACCATTACAAATAAAGAATAATGTTTATGATCAAAAGTCAATTAATAATAGTGTTATAAGTTTTTATAGGGCAAGTGTAAATTCTGTGTATTCTGGAATTGATTTTTGCGATGATCCAAGTAATCTAAATGATGTGAATAAGAATAAATGGTATATTTATAAAAAACATGTTGCCAATGAAGCTAATTTCGCAGGACCATTACAAATTGGTTATATGATGAATAGTTATAATCCATCAAAGTCTTGTATTAATTTTTATTATAATCGTTTTAATTCAACATATTTCATAGATATTAATAATTCAAAAACATATAATGAAAATATTAATACAAGTAATATAGTAAATGTTAATGGTAATGTAAAAATTATTGGAGATTTGAATATTGAAGGTTCAGTGAATATTACAGGAAATTATAAATTCAATAATAATAATATTACATTTGCACCAAATCCATTAACAACCATAATAAATAAAATTTATGCTATGGGCAATGAAGGAACAATGTATTTAGACACTGTTCTTACATCAAATAATGCTTTAAATATATCAACAAATATTTATACATTATCTTCGAATATTAATTCAAATGTTAGTAACATATTTTATAATTCAAATTATAATATAAATATTCCAAATTCTCAGAGCAATTCACTATTAGCATCAAATATAAGTAACTTACAATCGAATGTTAACGCAAATATAAACAATTATTTATATAAGGCGAATGATATAATCGTAAATTCAAATGTTAGTAGTATTTTTGGTTCGACAATCAATACTTATATTCAAAATAATTATGTAAGTAATTTAACAGATTTTCATATATATTCAAATATTATATTCAATTCAGTTTATGTAACTTCAAATATTATAATACAAAATTCAAGTAATAATTTAATATCATCTTCGAATACATTTTTAATTTCTTCAAATATTTATTCAACATTATCAAATATATCAACAACTTTTAAAAGTTATTTGAATATAGCTTATAATTATAATAATCTCACACAACAATTATATTATTTAACATTGAATACATATGCTTCAATATCAAATTCTTATTCAAATATTACATCAACAACAGATATCAATGGAATACTTACAACAGGTAATAGCAATGTGTTAATATCATCTAATATTTATGTTAATTCTTCAAATTATTACAAAACATTATCAAATATTGATATTAATAATAATAATTATATTAACGATGCTTTTTCAAATTTAAGTTTATCATCAAATATTTATTCATATTCTTCTAATAAATTGGTTGAAATCAATCGATTGTCAGTAGCATCATGGGTTAATTCAAATCTATTATATTATTCTACAATAAATTGTAACATATCAACGAATAATTATGTAATTTCATCAAATATTAATAATAGTATTATTACAAAATATGGACAATTTTATACAAATCTTTTAACACCTTCAGTTTATCAACCAATTTCAATAACATCTTCAACAACAGCACAAATAAATTTTAATAATACAAATACAATTTATAATAATATAATTACAGAAAGAGCAATATATTTACCAGTTTCTAAAAATAATAGTAATTTTTCATCAAATATTTATAATACTATAATAACTTATGATAGAACTTCCCCAGTTTTATTAACTTTATATACATTATTAACAATACAATCAGGAATCACTGATATATATACGATAATAACAAATAATAAGAATTTATATGCTTCTTATAAAACAGCAGCAATTAGTTTATTATCAAATTATAATTATTTAGTTTTAATTAATGATGTCATAAAAACAGCTAATGACAATAATATAAATCTTATAAATTATATTACAAATCTTATTGATGAGATTTATAATGATATAATTTATTTGAATAATTTTATTCAAATAAGTAATTATAATAAATATCAATTTATAGATATATCATATAGTATTACAAATAAATATATCGTTTTCATAAATAAAACTTATGAATATGCTAATTCTTGTTATGTATTATCAGATGCTATAAATACTCTTATAGGTAATAATATAGCCAATGCCATATCATTAATAGAAGTTTTAAATGCTGCTATTCTAAATACAAATAATGCTTTAAAATCGGCATGGGATGTTTCTTTAAATATAACTGATTTTTATAATTTGGTATATTCTATGAATACGATTGTAAAGGAAACAGAAATTAATACACATCAACAAGATATAAATACTAATAATACAGATGTTATAATAGTAGGTAATTTAATAAAATTATATCCAAAAAATACATTGATTGTTGGATATAATTCAATAAGTTCAAGATGGGCAGATTCAATAAATGACATAAATAAAAATTCTCCTTTTTATACATTTAATGATAACTTTGATTCTTGTACTGGTAGTTTTAATTGTAGAGGAAAGACATTTATGAATATTTCAACACCTACAAAATTATCATTAAAGACTTGTGCTAATATTGATATTAATTTGGTAGATACAGCAGAAAGAACTGGAATAGATAATTCAATAATAGATAATGTAAAATTTAAAGTATCGCATATAACAAATAGAACTTCAACAAGTTCTTCAATAGGCTCTTATGAAAATAATACATTATTTGAAATAATTCCAAAAGCAACATCATCGCCATTTTTAAGTTGTTATACTACAACATCAAATACAAATATTGTAAATATTGGTAGTGGACAATTTTATAATAATGATACAAATTATAAATGTTTATATGAAGATGCTGTTTTACATATAAATGACAGCACTCCTAACTATTTATTAAAACTCACGAATATATCATCAACGCCTGTTAAAATAGGAATAAAACAAAATAATTTTTTAAATAATTGGGATTTATTAATAAACAATAATTTTAATTTTAATTTTAATAATTCAAATATCTTAAATATAAATTCAAATAATATTATTACAAATACTACATTAAATGTCAATAGTTATTCAAATGCTCCTTCTATTATATTAACAAATCAATATAGTAATTTAGGAACTATAATAACATCAAGTAACTTAAATATTTTAACTGATTTTAATATTAATTATACGACAACAGGAGTCAAATATAGTTTAAAAACTCCAATTCCTAATTATGAAGTTCAAAAAACATTATTTAGCGTTAATTCTAATATAGTAACTTCAAATATTATTTATAATTTTTCGAATGTTTATGCGAATTATATTGATGTTGATAATGCTACTAATAATTTTAAATTTGATATTAATAATTTAAAATATAATTTATTACCTCCAATTATATCATATGATTCAAATTTAAGTTATGTAAATAATAATTATGAAACTAAAACAGTAAATTATGATTTATCTTCTGGTAATTATGATAATGGTAATTTAACAAATATTAATTTAAGTTATATTGTTCCATCATCCATTTCATATTTATTTTCATCTGTAAAAATATCAATAGCTGGCGAAAATGTAAATATACTTACAAATATTGCCGAACCTTCATATGATAGTAGTGATTATGGAAGTAATTTATTAGTTTTTACATATCATAATATTAATTTTTCAAATATAATAGTTTATAATAAATACAGTCAGTTTATAATTAATGAAATTGATGTAACTTTAACAGCATATTCTCATAATTTACTAAGATATGATAATTCAGTTCCGACAAGTATTTATAATAATTATAGTAACATAATTTCAACAACAGTTACTAATAATCATTTTGACAATCCTCAAATAACAATAAATAATACATTTCATTATTTAAGAACTGATACATCATATGGATTATCAACATCTTCTTTTGTTGAATATGTTGAAAAACAATATGAATTAATTTTATTTGGAATGAGAAAATATATACCAATAAATGTTCTTATATATGATATTTATGATATATATATAAATAATTCAGTATCTCCATCAATACCAATAACAGTTCCTATAAATTTAATTAATACTGTAATTAAATTACCAACAATAAAACAGCAAAATATTTATAATAGATTTCATAATATTTATAGTTATACAAATGATTATGAAATATATCTTGATAATTATAAATTATTGAATATAGATGAAAAGGGAACATTGAAAACAAGTGGAAATATTGAGACAAATAACATATATTTAACAGGAAATATTTACAATAGTAAAGGAGTTTCATTATATGATAATGTTTTATCAATAATAGAAAATATATCATCAAATGTTAATTTTGAATTAAATACCAAAAATATAATATTAAATCCAAGTGTTTATAATCGAGATAATTATAAAGGTGGTGTGATTATTAATGGGGATAATATGAATCCTACATCAAATAACTTATTTCAAATAAACAATTTTCCAGATAATAATAATTTTATAACATTAAATTCATGCACAGACACAGCTCTAATTCATTTCAATACAAATTTTCAAAATGTAAATAATATTTATAAAATTGGAACAAATCAGAGCAATTTTGTTATTTCTATTTTAAATAATTCAAATACATATTATGATAATAATCTATATATATCAAATAATAATCAATATACTGATGCTATAATATGCGAATATAAATCAACAACAAATGATTTTAATATTTATCTAAATGGTTTGTTATATTCATATTCTGATTTGAGATTAAAAAAAGATATAAAGAATATTGAGAATGCCTTAGATAAATTATGTTCTTTAAATGGTGTTACATATAATCTAATAGATGATAAAGATATTGATAATTCTAAAAGACAAACCGGATTAATAGCGCAAGAGGTTGAAAAAGTTTTACCAGAAGCAGTAATAGTAAATAAAGATGGTCTTTATAACTTGGCTTATGGAAATATGGCTGGTTTAATAGTAGAAGCAATAAAAGAGTTAAAAAAAGAAATTGATATTATTAAAAAGAAGGTTTTTTAAGTTGATTGTTTTTGTTTTCTATTTTTATTTTTTAGATAATTATTCAAAGTTCTAATAATTGTATTAAATGTTGTTTGATCAAATTTAAGTTTGTTAGATTCGATCTTATTGAAGAAATCTTTTTTAACACTTCCGCCAAATATCATAGAAGCTTGTTCTTGATTTAGATCACATAATTCTCTCAAATTTTTAATTTGATTAAGCTGATCAGTAGTATAATATATTATTTTTGGCAATTCTTCATTATCAATAGCAGTTTTATTAACTAAATGAATATTTGATTTAGATTTTTCATTAGCAACACTGTTATTAGTCTTCTTTTTTGTTAATGTAACTGGTTCAAAATCTTGAAATCTTTTAAATCCACCATCATTATTCATTTTTATAAATTATTATTTTAATATAAATAATCATTTTTTTTCATAAAGGTATATAAACATTAGACCAATATTAAAAATAATGACTACAAAAGAAATTATCGATAACTTCGTGGGGTCTGTTGATGTATCTAAAACTTATACTATTGCTGAATTAACAAAAATTCTTAAATCAAGTATGAAAGGTTCTTCAAAAGGGGCTAATGGCGAAGCTATTGAAAAAGTCAAAAAACCAGCATCAGCCTATAATCTTTTTATTAGAGATTTTATGCTTAAAGAAGAAAATAAAGTAATTCCACCAAAAGATAGAATGAAAGCTGCGACAGCTCTATGGAAGCAACAAAAAGAAGCTCTTTCTGCTGCTTAATATAATTCCTAGCTGACCATCTCTTTTTTTTACATAGCTCGCAATGTATCGCGAACTTTCATGATAGCCTTACCAAGGCGATTAGTTCCTTCCCAGTTCTCCTGATGAGTGTGAAGTGTGTCTGTGATGTTGAGACCATTACCCCATATCTTATCGTAAGGTGAACATTCGACGAAAATCTTATCACCAGTCGATAACAGCTTGCGTTTGAGATCTTCGTTCTGTGAGAACTTCGCAAGGTTTGCACAGTAGACGATGTAATCAGCGACAGTATTCCACGCGTCTTCGTCGAAATTCTTGACACTGCGTCCATAAATCTTCTGTTGCTTGGGCTCATCGCAAGCCATGATAAGACTTTCAGTCTCGAAATCCTTGAAGAAACGAGCTTTTTCCGCCATCATGTACTTCTCGCAGCAATTGTAAGTCTTCCCATCGATAATAAAGTCCGTAAGATACCACTGAGAAGGATATGAAGATTTGAAATAAACTCCATTCTCATTCTCATAGAACTTCTCATCAGTGTTCTCACTAACAATTGATGCGATCGACGTCATTCTTTTGCGTAATAATCTTCTTAAATCACAAAATCATTTTTTTATAAAAATTGATTATTTTTTTACAAATTTATATTAATTATAAAAATGTCTGATATTACTAAACTAAGCAAAAATGAATTAATTACATCAATTAAGGTTTATTATCTTAAAAAAGGGATTAACTGCGAGAATTTGACTAAATTTTCAAGAAATAAACTTATGAATTTAATGATTGATAATGATATTGAATATGTCGATAAAGAAACTCTTAAAAATGAAATATTGTCTGTTGAAACTAATAATTATCTGAAAGAAATTGTTTATGGCAATTTCATCAAATACGAGAATATTCCATATGATGTAATAAAAGAAGTAACTGTTGATAGTTCAAATGAAGATTTAGAGAGAATTATTAATAAATATGAATTGAAACATGAAAATGAATTCAAGACAATTAAAGAATTTGCTTTTAATCTATACAAATTATATAAAAATTATTGTGATACAAATGGAATTAAAAATGAATGTGTATATATAACCATTCCAAGTATCACCCAATCATTTAAGAGTTTGATTAGATCTCCTTAAATCGTTTAATAAATAACTTAGAAGTTTCTTTGATATCTAAAATAGGTTTAGGATAGTTGATATTTATATCTTTGTTTTTTGTTTCCCAATTAAGAATAATCTTATTTGGGACATTTCTAAGTTCTGGTATCCATTTTTTAACATATTGACAATCTTTATCATATTTTTTCAATTGTTGTAATGGAGAAAATATTCTAAAATATGGTTGACAATCTGTTCCAGTAGACGCGCACCATTGCCAACCACCATTATTAGATGAAGGATCATAATCTACTAATTTTGAAGCAAAATATTTTTCACCATGTTTCCAATACATGAATAAGTTTTTTGTTAAAAAAGAAGCAACAATCATACGACAACGATTATGCATCCACCCAGATTCATTTAATTGTCTCATAGCAGCATCAACAATAGGAAAACCAGTCATTCCAGATTTCCATTTATTTAATAAAACCTCATTATAATCCCATTTAACTTTTTCATATTTTGTTAAAAATGATTTTTCAAATATATATGGAAAATAGAATGTAATTATGGCATAAAAATCATGCCAAAATAACTCTCTTATTATTCCGTGTTTTATCGGTAATGAAAAATAAATTTCGCGAATACTTACACAACCAAATTTAATATAAGCACTTAATCGTGTAGTCTTATTTAAAAATGGGTATTCTCTTTCACTGTCATACTTATCATAATAACCTGTTTTAAGTTTATTTAAAATAAGTAAAGCATTCTTTCTACCACCATTAACAAAAATATTCTTATTTTCAATTGGTCTTATAAAATTCATTTGATTTAATAAAGACGATGAAGGGTCTTTAATAAAATTAAATTTAGTATTTGGATTAACAGGATTTGGAATTTTCAATATAGATTTATTATAAAATGGAGTATATTTTAAATAAGGTTTTTTATCATCTTTAAGTATTGTTCCAATATCATGTAATGTATAATCTTCTTTTGAAATTATTTCGATTTTATTTTGTTTCGCATATTTTTCTATTTCATAATCTCGTTTTTTTGCATAAGGCGTATAATCTTTATTATAGGCAATACAATCTAATTTAAATTTTTTATTAATTTTATTTATAATATCAATCTCATTATCTGTATAATAAAAGTTAAGTTCTTTTAAGTTATTATTAAGATCATCTAATGATTCGAATAAGAATTGTGCTGAATTTTTAGAATAATATTTATTTATTTTTTCGTCAATTTGTATTTTATTGAATATAAATATCGGTAATATTGAAGCTTTTGGATATTTACTTTTAATAAAATTGAGAGTTGTATTATCAAATGTCCTTAAATCCCTGCGAAATATAAATAAAACTATCATAATATTATATATTATTATGACACAATTATTATCATTTGACATAGGCATTAAGAATATGGCATATTGTTTCGCTAAAATTGATGAAGGTAAGTTAAATATTATGAATTTAAATAAAGTTGATTTAAATTCTAAGAAAAATGATATTCAGAATATTATTGATAATACTATTGAATTTCTTGATACAATTATGCAAGAATTGAATATTAATTTTGATGAAAAATTAATAATTTTAATTGAATGTCAGATGACTTCAATTATGAAATGTATCCAAACAACTATTAATACTTATTTTAAAATGACTTCTAAACATCTAAATATGGATATTGAAACTCATTATGTATCGCCTAAACATAAATTAAAAATTATTAATAAATACGATGATAAAATAGTTAATGATAAATATAAACAAAATAAATTAGATGCTATATATTTTGCGGTTTATTTATTAGAAAATAACTATAAAAACGATGAAATATTATCATATATAAATACTTTAAAAAAAAAAGATGATGTATGTGATGCTTTATTAATGATAATATATTTCTATGAAAAATAAAATATATATAATATAGAACTATTAAAAATGATGGAATACAATTTATTAGAGAAGTTTGACCCGCCAGCACCTGCTCCACAAGGAGGAACAGCAGGTGGCAATGGAACAGCTGGCGGTAATGGAACAGCTGGCGGTAATGGAACAGCTGGCGGTAATGGAACAGCTGGCGGTAATGGAACAGCTGGCGGTAATGGAACTGCGGGTGGTAATGGAACTGCGGGTGGCAATGGAACAGCGGGTGGCAATGGAACTGCTGGTGGTAATGGAACTGCTGGCGGTAATGGAACTGCTGGTGGTAATGGAACAGCTGGCGGTAATGGAACAGCTGGTGGTAATGGAACAGCTGGCGGTAATGGAACAGCTGGTGGTAATGGAACAGCTGGCGGTAATGGAACAGCTGGTGGTAATGGAACAGCAGGTGGCAATGGAAGTTCAAGTTCAACCGCAGCACCTGCAACTACAGCTGTTTATTATGATCAATATGGCAATAGAATTTATTATGATCGATATGGTTATAGACATAGATATGATACTAATAATCCTCCTGCAGCGTCTGATATGTTCCCTCCTCCTGATCATCCAGTAGGTCAATGGAGTAGTTGGGGTGGAGATTGGGGTAATCATTCCTCGTCACAAGCATCACAACCTGTTGCTCAAACTCAATTTGATATTGATTTAACTCGTAATGGTGGTCGCAGAGGTTATTTTGATTATGCTAATATGGCTGGACAAGCTACTTCAACTGATGCCGGATGGTCTATATTTGGAATATTCATAGGAATATTAATATTAATATGGGTTATTGCTGGTGTTATAGCATTCTTCGCATCTTTAATATGTATGTTTTATAATGGTTCTGTAACTGATAAGACTGTTGGATTAATGATGAGTATCTTCTTTGGTCCATTTTATTGGTTATATTACATATATAACGCAAATTATTGTACACGTTATTAATAACTATTAGCGATAGTTGTTAATTGTTTGATGATATTAGGGTTATAATTTGATATTTTATGTTTAATTATGGTATTTGCCAAATATAACCAAAATTTATCTTCTATAAATTCTTTATTTTTATTATCAATATCTTTTGATTTTTTATATAACCATTTATATTGTTTAGTTTTGTTTGTAAAAGGACAAATCAATAAATTCTTAATATTTTTCTGCTCTGGTAATAAATAATTATGAAGTTCGCAAAATACTGTATATTTATAAGGTCTGCATAAAATATGCGATTCTTTAAAGTCCTTATATACATCACAGTCATCAATAATAATTATCTCAGGGTCTTTTGGTTTAATCTTGTCTAATATTGGAGTAATCATTTTAACATAGCGCTGTTCTTTTGAATCTAATTTACAATCATTTTTAGTAAATATCGGACGATTAAATTTAATATTATTAGCTTTTTCTATTATTTTTATTTCAAAATTAGCCCATTCATGAGATGATGCTGTGTATACATAAAAATAGACATTATTTTTATATAATTCTCGCATTTTAGTCATAAAATAAATGAAATATGGACGACATAATTTGGCTTTTTCAACATAAAAATTATGAAATAATTTATTAATATTTATTTTAATTCCTTTGCTTTTTAATAACATATATTGTTTATAAAGTTCTAATTGATATTTACAATTTCCAATTATTGTCGCATCTAAATCAATAATAAAAACATATTTCTTCATTATCTGTTTAATAATGTTATTTTATTTATTTAGGTTATATAGAAAAATAAATGACCGATTATAGTAGAAAATTAGTATTATATGCTAATGGTAGTATTGATTCTAAACAAGATATAAAAATTAAAAAAGATGATTTAGGACAAATAATAGCAAAAAAATATGACGATAGTTTTAAATTGAATATATATAGTATCCGATTTCTTTTATATACATACTTAAATCAATTATTTGATAAAAAAAATTTATTAAAAAGTCAAAATTCACAGTTGTTTATTTGGGATAATATTACAATTAGCAATACTGTTAGCATAAAATTTAAACAAAATATATATTTAATATTTGAGTGTATTAATAGCGATGGTATTAAATTATTATTATTTATTTTAAATGATAATTCTGATAGTGATGGTGAAATAGATGAAATAAGCAATAAATTTTTTTATCACAATTGTTTAAAAATAACTGATACTGAAAAATTATTAGATAAAGATGATACATATGGAAAACTTTTAATAAAACATTTAGAATTTTTAAAATCTTCTAAAAAAATATATATTCAAGAAGATGATCTTGATCATAAAAAAAAAGAAGATGATAGTGATGATAGTGAAGAAGATCATGAAAGACGCAATGAATATGATAAACTAATAATAGAAAAAATAAATAAAAATAAAAATAAAATAGATATAACTATAATAAAACGCGATTATAGTGAATATAATATTGATAAAAAAATCTTTGATTTTTCTAAAAAACCACGATTAATTTTAACAGAATATTATGATGGTAATTACTATGATTATTTACAAGAAACAAATGAATATAATGATGAAAGTATTTATAATTCATTAATACAAATATTTATATCATTAATACATTTTTATAGTAAAACTGATAATAAAAAATATATAATAAAAACTGAAAATATATTTTATAAATCATTAAATCCTGAAATACAAGAATCATTTCTTTATAAAATAAATAAAAAACAATATATATTAAAAAATTTAGGTCATTTATTTGTAATTTTTAATTATGATTTAGAAGTTAATGATAGTTTAGATTCTAATGTATATAGTAGTTTTTTAAATATATTACAAAATGGAATATATAAAAGATATTTATACAATGGTTATAACGATTTAATAGTTCAATTAATTCAAGAAATAATAAGTAGAAATCATGAAATAAAATATAGCACAATCTTAAATATCTTTAATCTAAATGTTAAAAGTTTTAGAGAAATTTATAATGATTAATAGTAATAAAAATACTTTTTTTTTGTTTAAAAGTATCTTATAAAAAAAATGATATTTTACATTCTTCAATATTATCATAACTACTACAAGGGTTATAGCATCAAATGGTTTCAACTTGTAATCAGAACTGTATCTGTATTAACTCCGATTGTGCTTTCAAGCATTATATTTCTTATAAGGAGCGAAAGATTGTTAAGCAGTTTTATGATAAGCTTGATATCTCAAAAGATGAACCAAATGCTGCTTCAAGGAAGAAGAATTGTACATTCGGACAACTGTGCGACAAGGAAAGCTGTGGATTTAGGCATCGTATTATTTATGCCAATCGTGAGAAGCTTATCGTTTCTTATCGATACAGCAAGATTTGCTCGAATGAAAGCGAAAAGACTGTTCAATCTAAGCAAGTTGCCGCCAAGACTATCGATAACATCACTTCGAAGAACATGTTTCTTACTCTCGACATCGACGAAGAACCCGATGAGATCCAGACGGTAGTTATAGTTGAGAAAAAGCCTGAAATCATGCCGGTAGAGGTTAAACCGTATGTTGGAAGGGCTTGGAATAAGGTAGTATTGAACGAGGATAAGCCAGAGAAGAAGGTTGATATGACTGTTTCAAATTCAACATGGGAGGAATTGGACGATGAGGACTTCTACATGAAGTTCGATTAAAATCGACAACTGTTATAAAAATCAAAAAATTATTTTTTGGTTTTTTAAATATTAATTTAATAGATTATAATAATTAAATTTTTGATGCCTATCAAAAGAAAACAAATAAGACGTCGACGAATTAAAATACGCGGTGGATTAACAACTAAAATTAAGATAGCTGAAAAAATAAAAGATTTAGAAATATTTGAATCTGATTTTTTTGAAAAATATGATTTAGATAAAGATACTGATGTTGCTAAATATTTTAATAATATATATAAAAATCAAACACCTAGTCATGATGAAAAAATGACTGAAGGAGAAATTATAATACATAATAAAATTTATAAGAAATTATTTGATAATTATAAAGATAAATATAAAGAAATATATAATAATTTAAAAAATTTTAAAAAAGATGTTGATAATAAAAAAGATTATCAATTAGAAGATTTAAAATCTTTTTTTAAAAATAATTTTAAATTTGATGAAAATAATATTGATTCTTTTAATGATGAAAAAGAAATATGTGAAATTTTATATATATATATAGAATTTATAAAAAAAATAGAATTTAATATAAAAAGATCAAAAATTTTAATTGGTAATAAGCAAATAAATGTTGAAACAAAAAAAGAATTGCCTAGTATATATACTTTATTAAAAGAAGATTATGATAATAATGAAAAAAGTTTAGATGTAGATAAAAGTTTATTTAAAAAAAAATAAAAAAATCAAGTAAAACATCAGATGATAAAGATGATAATGATCCTGAAAAAAAATATGATAATCTTATTAAATTTATTTTTGATAATTATAAATCATCTCTTAAAAGAGATTTAAATTTAGGATCAGAAGCATGGTATAAATTACCACAAAGTTTTAACGGTAGTGTAAATTCTGTTTTAACATCAGTTCAAAGTGTCAAAAATAAATTATTTAATTTATTTAGAGTTACAATAGAAAATAATGAATATAAATTAGAATTAATAAAAACTGATAAAGATCCTGATATAGATAAATATTCAAGAATATTACAAAAAATATTTTTTAACAAATATTATAATCTAGTTAATTTTACAACAACAAAAGGAACTATTGATAATAATCCTAAAATGTATGTTCATATTTTTGATTTATTTATTGAAAATAAATTAAAAGAATTTATAGATAAAACTGATAAACTTTTTTATCAAAGAGGAAATAAAAAAGGTGAGCCAATATATATAGATAAAGAAAACACAAGACAAAAAATTAATACAGATCAACTTAAATTTTTTGTTAATGAAGAATTAAAATCAGCAAATGAAAATAAATCTAAATCAATTGAAGAATTTGAAGATTTATTAATAACAATAATAGCTTTTAGACAATTAGTAGATGAAGAAAAATTTCCTAAAGTAAGAAATTATACAGAAGGACCTGTTAAAAACATTATACCATTTCAACCTATTCTACAACAAGGACAAATAGGAGTACCGCCACCTCCTCCACCTCCTCCACCCTCATCATCTCTATCATCTATACCTAGAAATCAAGGAACACCTCCACCATCTTTATCATCTATACCTCCACCTCCTCCACCACCTCCTCCACCTTCATTTTTACCAAGAAAACAAGATGCAAGATCATCTCCACAATCTCAACAACCTTCATTTATACCAAATAAAGAAGAAGCACAATTGCCATCTACAAAATCTTATTTAATAAATAATACAACAGGAGAAAGACGACAAATATCATCAATTAAAGAAAAAGAATCTAAATCAATATTAGATAAAGCAATGTTAACTATGAGTGATAAAGATCCAGATTTTTTAACAGCTGAAATAGATACTACACGACAAAAAAAAGAATTTTCAATAAAAATACCAACATCGTCTTCATCGACAATATCATCAATAAAACAATTTTCAGGAGAAGAAGGATTTAATTCATTAATTATTAGTGATGAAATTATAATTAATAAAAAATATATTTTAAAATCTTTAAAATATTATATATATATATTAATTTTAAATAATTATGAAAATAATAAATTTCTTTATTATAAACTATTAAATGAATTATTAATTCATTTATTTAAAAATACAACAGATATTTATGGATTTATGTTTGAAACTGTTGAATTATATAAAAAATTTATTCATAATTGTAGCACTACTATAACAATAGATCCTAAAATTACGTTATCACCAGAATATAAAGAATTTGATAAATATTTTAGAATATTATTACATTGTATTTTTTGGACAAATTATATACAAGCTGATAATATGTATGCTTTATCATGTATTCAAGTATTTGTTTTATTATTTGATAATGAAAAATTAAATATTTTTAATTACATAAATTTAATTTTTCATTTATCTAGTGATTTAACAAAAATTTATGATGAACTTAGAAATCAAGATAAAACACCACTTTTAGCAACAACATCAATAACTACTTCATCTGCTCTTTCAAGTTCTGATACTACTAATTATTCAGAATATTTAAAACAAATAAATGAATTATTGGAAAGTGATGGTTTAATGGATACAGATTTAAATATTTCTGATAATGATATTAATCGTCGAATAAAAATAGATAAATTATTTGTTGATTTACAAAAATCAATAAATTATGAAATAGATACTACTACTGAACCTGAAAAAAAATATAGAATAAAAAGTAATATTATAAAAATAATCCAAAATTTAGCTAAATTACTTAAAAGAAGCAATTTAGATTCAAGATTTTTATATGTATTAGATAATTTTAATAAAAATATACCTCAATTAAAAAACGGAAATGCAACTAATAATGATATAAGAAAATATATGGGTGATTATGAAAAAAAAATTGATAAAGATCTTTCAGATGATGACAAAAAAATTAGTGATGAATATAAAAAACGTTTATACGAAGCTATTAATAAAATTTTATCAATAAATGAAACCGTCGCGGCAGCAGCTACATCAACATCACAAAATACAACTGAATTACAACAACTTAGAGATGAAAATACAAAATTAAAAGATTTTAAAATAAAATTAATTGCTGATAAAAATCAAGATGTTCCGCAAAAACTTGACACTGATGAAAAAATATTAGATTTTTTAAAAAGAAGAAAAGAAGATTTTGATACATTTAAAGAAGAATTAATTTCTGATAAAAATCAAGCTGTTCCACAAGCATTTAAAACTGATGATACAAAAATATTAGATTTTTTAAAAGAAAGAAAAAAAGGATATGATAATTTTGAACAAGAATTAACAAAGTTAAATGAATATTTTACACAGTTAGATGAAACTAATCCTTTATCAATTGAAGATATAGAAACAAAAATAGATCAATTTAAACAGGATGATTCAAATCAAAGAAAAGAAAAAATAAATCAAATTATAAAAAAAATACTAAAAATATATAATAAACAAATTGAAAGTCTTAAACAACAAGCCCTAAGTGATACTACTACAAAAATAGAAGAATGTAAAAAAATTAAAGATAAAATAAAAGAAATATATAAAGTCCTAAATGATAATTCATATGATCATTATGACGATGAAGATATGGATCCTAATTTTGACTTTATTATTCGTAAAATTCAAGAATATATAGGTAATAATAATACATTAAAAGATGAATTAAACGATTTAAATTCTGAATTAGAAATATGTAAAGTTTTAGAAGCAGATATAGAAAAAGCTCATACATCTTTAACTGATAAAAATATTGATGAATTATTTACTGAAACTAGGTATAGTAATAAAAATTTTAAACTAATTATTACCTCATTAAAAAAAGATCGAGATAAAAAACTTAAAAAAATAGAGGAATTTTATACATATCAACATAAAAATGATTTTGTATATGAAGATTATGATTCTTCTGGAATAATAAAAACTTATCCAATTTTTACAAACGAGCAAAATAATGGTAAATATTATATATTAGATTCAGATGGTAGAAATAAATTTCGCGATTTTTTGAGTGATGATATAAAATCATTATTTAAAGAAATTACAGATACACAAAAAATAATACCAACAAAAACAATAAATGATTTAAGAGATAAATTAAAACAATTTAATAAATTTTATTTATTAGATAATATAAAAATTAGTATAGGAAATAAAGATTATCCAGTATATAAAAGTAATAATACATCTGATCCTGAATATTATATATTTAATATTCATTATACTGATGATAAAAAAAATCATGATGAATATATAATATCAACAGATAAACCACTGTTTATACAAGTTGATAGAAGTATCGGTAAATTAAAAGATATCGGTAATTGTAAAGATGAATTACAAAAATTACAAGCTAAAATAAAAGAAATTAATCATAAATCTTTTATTTATGATAAATATTATAAATTAGATAATGGTCGTATATTTCCAGTATTTAATGATCATCGTAAGAACCCAAATACATATTATATTTTCAATTATAGAGATCCAACTGAAAGTATAGAAGAAAAAGATACTGATTTAATAAATGCCAGTATGCCTTTATTTAAAGAAGTTACTGATAATTCGCGTATAGTAGATTATATACCACAAAAAACTTTAAATGCTACCGCACCTGCACCTACATTAAATTTTCCCACATCACAACAATTACAGCCGCAACATACCGTAACAGTATATCCACCACAATATACATCATCACAACAAATGTATGTACCACCTGCATATTATAGAATAACAGGCGGTGGCGTTCCAGAAGATATTAATTTAGTAGCAAGTATTTATTCAAATTTTTTAAATATTTCAAGTAGTATTCCATCATCAAAAGCAATAAACGCAGTGAATTTAACAAAATATAAACAAGATGTTAGGAATGATTGTTCAGATGAAAATAAAGTTTCTGATAGTTATATAAAAGCTATATTAAATTTACATACAGAACCTTTTTCATTAGATAAAAAACTTGATAGTATTAATACAACTAAATCAGATTCATTAATATTAAATAAATTAATAGGATTACAATTAAATCTATTATTAACGATTAATATAAATAAATGCGCATTATATAATTTTATTGATTATTGTATACAAAATAAAGATAAACAAATATATACATTGAATAGAGATAGTGATATAATTGAAATAAAACGAAAGTTAAGAAAAAATCTATAATAGTAGTATAATAATAAAAAAATGATATAATTTTTATTGGTATTTATTTATAAAATGGAAGGCTATTTATACGAATCTAATCTGGGTTATTATTTGATCAATTCATCAGCTACTTATAATGTTGTTGGAATAGAATTTGGATCATTTGAAAATAAATTTATATCAAAAGATGACATTCATACAAATTATTCACTTGTTCAGTTTAATGCTGAAAATGTGAAGAATATATTAGATTGCTATGATATTTACAGAAATAAGATTAATTATTCAAGATTAGATAATCATCATGAACTTGAATATAATGGGAAAATTTATATTATAAAGGGTTGGTATGATTTCTACAAATTTGTTTCTGGATGATTTTCTATTTTTATAAAAAACAAAAAATGATTTTGTTTTTATTATTAATAAAATATATCAACTATGAGATTATCAGCAATCTTATTAATAATTATTTCAGTGCCTTTCGCAGATTCATATATTAAAAAAAATAGATATAATAATTATTTGACAAAAAAATGTAATAATTTCGCACTTGAAAAAACAAATTATAAAGATGTATATGATTGTTTAACTAAAACAAATCAATGTAATCATCTTGAAAATTATAATGAATTTAATAAATATAAAATTGAATGTTTTAGGAATATTTCATCAAATAAAGCATCTATTGATGTAATAATCTATTTAGTAATTTGGATTATTGTAATATTATTATTTTACACTTTTTAAATATTTGATATAAAGAAAAAAACATTTATTTTTGTATTATGGATTTAAAAGTAGCCCATGAAGGTGGATTTTTTTCATGTTGTTCAGTTCGTTTATATTACTTAGTGCTTTATTTCAATAAATATAAGAGACTTCCGCAAGTATTTGATACAACTGGTTTTTATACATGGTATAAGCAAAATAATTCAACAGATGATATAACTTTTAACTATTTTAAACATTATGATGAAATACCTTATCATATACCATATACTCGTGATATTGATTATCATGAATGTTATCAATATAAGAATTATAAAGATTTAGATTTAAAGAATTTATCATTATTTGTAAATAAATATTATGTACCAAATGATAACATAAGAGAAATTCAAGAGACTATTGAAGATAAATATAATATAGATTTTGAGAATACTTGTGTATTGTTTTATAGAGGAAATGATAAGGCAACTGAATTTAAACCGCCTCCATTTGATGCTTACTTAATTCATGCGAATAATATTTTAAAACAAAATCCAAATATTAAATTCATAGTTCAGAGTGACGAAACAAATTTTTTAAATTTCATGAAATCTCAACCATTTTCAGATAGAATAACAATATTTTATGATGAAATAAGACATATGTATAAAAAAAATAACACAGTTGATAAGGTAAATAAGGAACAAAATTATGGTTATTCATTAAAATATTTAGGAATTACTTTAATAATGTCAAAGTGTAAATATGTTGTATGTAATACTGGCAATTGTTCAATTTGGATAGTATTTTTCAGAAATAACACTGACAATATTATTCAATTGTAAATTATTTGTTTATAATTGTAAATCCAGAATCAGTAATAATACTAAAATCAAGATTCCATTTTACAGTATTTCTTTTTTTCCATGTATCATATGCTTCTTTAATATGATTATCTAAATCTAAGTCATCAAAATTATTTATTTTTTTAATATGTTGATTAATCTTATCAATATTTTTTGTTCTTTTTGAATGTCCGTAATGAGTTGCCGAATGACACATTTTACATAAAGCAATAATACGAACTAATTTTTGGGTTTGTGTATCATAATTAAAGTCCCATCTTTCATGTGCTTCTAAATACTTATTTTTTCTTTTACCACAACATTCACATTTATAATCAACTCTTTTATAAATGTGATGACGAATTAGATTCCAATCACAATCTGTAAATAAATGTCTAACATTTTTAAAATAACTTGTTTTAGGTATCATGTCGATGTAAAGTTTATTAGAACCATATTCTCTATCCTCTCCAATTATTTCAATATCTTTATGAATCTGATATAAGGAACATAATTCATTTCCTTCATCGCAATACCAACGTTTTAAAGTTTTGTCCCATTTTCCACCAAGAAGTTTTACAGTTTTTCTTTCTTTATATGGAACATTTAAATAAACACACTCAGACATTGATTATTAAGTCGTTATTTATTTATATATATAAAAAATGAATTATTTTATGATATAAATCATAATAAAAAGATGCTCTATTTCAAAGAATTAAATGATTGCTTAACAAGACTTGAATTGGAAGTATTTAAAAATGATGGAATTATTTATGATACTTATGTTTGTGATAGAATATTAGCAAAACATAATACAAATATTTATATAAAAAATAAATTACCACTTGATAATTTTTATGATGAATCTTACAATCCAGAAACAATTGATAGATTCATAAAAAAACCAATAATTAAAGTTGTATTTAAGGAACATAGTAATTTCAGTAAGTTCATAAAGTTTATAGAAGATAATATAAATACAATCAATGAATTAAGAATTTCTTATAAAATTAGTTTATCAAATGTAGAGGCACCGCCATTTAAAAATAATAACTATATTTGCTATGGGTTATTAATGAACAAAAATAATATTTATTATTCGAATAATACTGGAACACCATATGATTATGTGACAACTGATGATTTGGATAAGAAAATTATGGATGATATCATTAATAAACGAACGCAATATATTAGAGGATTTCATTCAAACAATGAGATTTTTAATGATATTTATAGGATGATTGAAGAAGGATGGAAGATAACTAATTTACCGTATGAGATTGTTCCAAATGATTCTTTTAGTGAATTTTGCCCAATTTGTTTAGAACAATTGATTATAAGAGATACAGAAATAGTTAAATTATATGAAAATATATTTGATAAAGTAAAATCAAATAGTTATAAGATTCATCATGACTGTTTAGTAAAATTCTTTAAAACACAAGAACAAAAAATATTCTTCACATGTCCTTATCGATACATAATTGATTTTAATACATGTTGTAAATATTTAATTGATTATAATAATTAATATTATTCACAGCAATTAAATATATAATATTCATCACATGCTTTTTTGGCAATTCTAAGAGCTTGAATATAAACATTTAGATTTCTCCACATTAAATTATATTTATTATTAAATTCATCACGAAATATTACAACATTTTCAATAACTTTAATGTCATTTCTAGTTTTATCTATTAAATATAAAATTTCATCATAGGTATTTGAATATTTTTTAAGATCTTTCATTTCATTGTATGCTTTTTTTCCAAGTTTCATAGCTTCAAGACAATCATTTATTTTACCCCATTCATTAAAATTATCACATTTATATATAGTTTTTTCATAAATACCAATTGAATGGATCAATATATCATAATGACTAGACATAATAATTTTAAAAAAAATAAAATGAAAATCAGTTTTTTATATTTAACGATTAATAACTTTATATTCTATGTTACAAGGATTAAAAATCTCATGTAAAAAATTTATTAGATTTTCAGTGTCATTAAACGACTTACAAGTATATAAATCCATAGCTACTTTCTTTTCTTCAACAAAAGTATGAATTGATAGATGTGATTCGCTTAGAACATAAACACCCGTAACACCGAATGGTTCAAATTGATGTAATACTTTACCAACGACAGTTAAATTAAATTTAGAAACGATCATATTAAGAATATCAGAAATTGAATCATTAAATTGTAGTATGTCATAATTATCAATATGACTAATATCAATAATTATATGTGTTCCTTCGGTAATTAAAGGATGTTTAGATGACATATTTTTCGTTTAAGATTATTATTTAAGTATATATAATAATATTTAAGTATATTAATGATTATTGGAGCTCATATACCAAGAGAAACAACAATTGTTAAAACTATGGAATCAATTAAAAAAAATGGAGGAAATGCTTTACAGCTTTTTGTAGGTAACCCACGAAGTTCACATATAAATGATCATGATAAATATATATCTGAATCACATTTAATTAAAAAATATTGTAAGATTAATGATTTTTCATTAGTTGTTCATAGTCCTTATGTAATTAATTTGGCAAAACCTTTTTTAAATGGAAGAAAAGTAATAGAAATTGAAGATACAATAATAGTTCATGATTTAATAACATCACATTATATAGGTGCGAAAGGTTATGTTTTACATGTTGGTAAATCAACTAAAAGTAGTATTGAAGACTCCTTAAATACAATGAAAACAAATATAAGAAGTATTATAGGGGAAATAATAAAAAGAAATATTAAAACGAAATTATTATTAGAAACACCAGCAGGACAAGGAACCGAATTATTAACAGATATTAATGATTTTATAAATTTTTATTATTCATTTACAGAAGAAGAGAGAACCATCTTTAAGATTTGTATAGATACATGTCATATATGGAATCTTGGGTATGAATTAAATGAAATATCAAAAGTTTTTAAGAATAAAGATGATATTGTATGTATTCATTTAAATAATAGTGTTAATATAAAAAGTTCACACTTAGATAGACACGAATGTTTATTTGATGGTAAAATTCCCCCAAATGATTTAAGGGAATTTGCTAAATTTTTTGATAAATCTATAATAATATTAGAGACTCCTTCAAAAGAATATAAAAAAGAAATAGAGTTCCTTAAATAGTTTTTTGTCTAGTATTTTTGTTAAACATTCTTCTATCAACTATTTGATTCATTTTAAAATAATTAGTCCAACCATTATCTTCATTATTATCTTCTTTTTTAAAAATACAACTTTTTTTATTAATATATATTGAATCTAAATATGTGTTATCGATGATTTTACCAATTTTATCTTCATTGATGCTTTTCATTTGATTTTGAAATAAAAAATTATTATTTAAATTATAATTATCTTCAAGTTGTTTTATGTGATCTCGTAAAATATCATTTGATTTAATTTGAAAACTATAATCCATATTTAATTAAAGTAATTATTTTATATTATATATAAATAGAAAAATGTCAACAATTGTTAAATCCGCAAAAAAACCATCGACAGTCACAGCAATTAAAAATGAATCTCATGCGAAAAAATTTGTGAAGGATGTTAATACAGATAGTTGTATTATTTTATATTATTGGAATAGTTGTGGTCATTGTCATTCTTTTATGCCAATATGGGATCAAATAAAAGAACGCTTTAATACACAAAAAAAAATATACGAGGTTGAATATAATGATATGAATACTTTATTTCCTCAAAATTTAAAAATGTTTTCATATCCCAGCATTGTTTCATATAATCAATCAAAACCTATAAATTTTATTGGACATAGTAGAACCTTTGATAATGTTAGTGATTTTATTAATAAATATGTAAAAACCGTAACAAGACCAACAACCGCTTCAAGACAAACAACAAGACCAACAACCGCTTCAAGACCAACAACAGCCCCAAAACCAACAAGAAGACCAACAACAAGACCATCAACAAGACCAGCAACAAAAGCAACTCCAAAACCAAGAGCCACACCAAAAAAAACTAAATAAATATATTTAAAGATTTTTTTATATTTTTGATATAATGGATGATTTAAATTTAGTTGATGATATAATTGAAAATAAGAATGAACCTACATCGGAAGAAATGGATACATTTAAAAACCTAGTTAATGATTGGTTTAAATATGATGATGCTATAAGAAAATTGAAAATAGCAATTAGAGAACGTAAAACACTTCAACAAGTCTTGAATAATAAAATCCAAGACTTTATGTTTAAATATAATTATAATGATCTTAATACACAAAATGGTCGTTTAAAGACAAATGTAAAGAATGTTCAAAAACCAGTAAATATTAAAGAGGTTAGAGAGATCATTAATAACAATAAAAATTTAACAGGCGAAGAATTATTAAATATGATTTTTAACAGTGAGAATAGACCAGTTATAGTTAAAAAAAGTATAAAAAGAATTATTCCAAAAGTTTCAATGAGCTTAGATATTTAGATAATTATAATCATATTCATAATTAGTCGAATAATAAGTTTTTCGTATATTATATTTCTTAATAAACCTTGTGCATTTATCACAAGGCTTAGACATTTTTAAACAGTTGTTAAATCGTTGAGGTGCAATACGAACAACATAAATATCACATTCATTCAAAATATTCTTATTTTTTAAGACTTGTGTAATTGCTGCTACTTCGGCATGAATACTATTATTGTCATTTAAGAAATGAGTGGTATAATTAAAACCGCATGCGATTACTTTATTTTTATGTACAACCACAGCCCCGTGCTTTTGTTGCATTGTTGAGAATTTGGCTGTTTCCGCAGCAATATCTAAAAATAATTGATGTTTCTTATTGATTTCAATTTCATCTTCTTGATTTTGACTTTCGGCTTGCCTCCGTGTTTTAATATAACACATATTTAACTTAATATAAATTTTAATCTTAAAATAAAAAATCATTTTTTATTATAAAAACCGGTGCATCACCAATTTTTTAAAATTTTTTTTATTGTATAAATCAATAAACATATTTCTCTTTTTTTGTTTTTGAAAAATGATATTATTATGATAGATTTCTTCTTTTGTTGGAGGATATTCAATAAACCAATTGATTAAATCTTCATAATCTATAATTTTCTTATAATCATATTTATATTCATAGCACATATGCATAATAGCTCTTGCGATTATACCTTTACTATCATCATGAGGCTTAAATAATTTCATTTTAGTATTAATATAATTATCTGTTTGATTTAATTGAATGAATGTATTTACATTACAACTATCAACAAACTTATAATTTGATCTCATATTATTAATATAGGCGTCACATTTGAATATATTATGCATGTCATTATAATGTCTTTTATACATAAGAGATTTTGGAAATACATGTTCTAGTGACAATTTCGCATTATTGTTAAAACAACTTGTAGTATAAATGGTTGGTGTATTATTACACATAATAATCGCGCGTATTGAACTAAATGCTGACAAGTGCATATTGACGAATAATAATAATAAAATATAAATCATTTTTTATATTAGATTAAAATGATATTTTATATTCTATTATTTATTGCTATATTAATATATTTATTTTTTACTTTAAATACAATTATATGGTTAAAAGATAAAAAAATAACAAATGTAAATGATAAAATAATTAAATATATGAATTATTTTAATTTTATTTTATTTAGTTTACTATTAGTATTTTTATTATATATTTATATAGTTAATAAAAATATTATAATAAAATAGAAATGTCATCCAAATATAGATCTTATCGCGGCGGCTCATCTGATTCAAATGAAGGAAGTAGCACTTTAACAATGATATTATTATCAGTATTTATATTTGCTATAATAGCTGGTTCTATATATTATGGAAGTCAATATTATAGAAATCAAGAAAATTTTTTTGATGATTCATCATCGCCTTTAAATAAAAACTATACTTTACAATATTTTAGTATGACTAATTGTGGTTATTGTAATGATTTTCAACCAACATGGGATAATATTGTTACTGATGCTATTAATAATCAAGCAATCATTAATTATACTACTGTAAAATATGATATAAGTGATGGTGGTGATGGTATGGCAGCTGGTAGAAAATATAATGTAAATAGCACTCCAACTATTTTACTTGTAAATAATACATCAGGAGCTGTAATACCATATGAAGGTAAAAGAAATGCAGCTGATATAATAGCATTCGCAAATCAAAATGCAAAATAAATATAATATTATAAATAAAATGATCTCAAAATTATCATTATATGATTTATATGAAATTAAGAAAAAGAAGGATACAAAAATTAATCAGGCTTATAATGTGATTTTAAATACTTGTCATAATAAAATAAAAGGTATAGCTGAAATTGGTGGACAATCTTTATATTATAAAATTCCGCCTATTATTATAGGTTATCCATTATATGATCATTTAAGTTGTGTTAATTATATAGTAAAATCATTACAAAAAAGTGGATTATTTGTATCAGTATTGCCGAATAATATAATGATATATATATCATGGAAGATAGAAGATGTTAAGGAACCTTCGAAATATCTTCTATTACAGTAAGTTCTCTTCCAGTTTCTTCATCATCTTCAAATTGTTTCATATAAATAGTAATATCTTTAAAACCTTGTAAAATTAAATTTTCAATATCATTTTTATGTATACTAAAAAATAAATTATTATTCGAAAATTCAAAATTGTAAAAAGATTTAAATGGACTGTTATTAATGATTAATGGATTCTTAAATTTATTAATTTTTGATATATAACTATGATTTAAGGAACTTGCATAAATAATTCCAATGATTTGTTTATAATATTCGATGAAATTGATATCATCTGAATTAATTTTATCAACAACATCATAATCATTTTTAATATAAACAACTACATTTAAAATATCTTCTTGATTTATGTTACTAAAAATCTCATAAGGTAAATTATTAGTAATACAACCATCTACATAATAATTATTATCAATTATAACAGGTTTTGATATAACTGGAATTGACATAGAAGAAGCAACAGCATCAAATACAGAGACATTAGGAGTATCATTGACATTAAAAATAAAATTAGTGCCATCATTTATTTTTGTAGAACTTACGAAAAGATTAACACCTGTAAATTTTGATAATTCAATAAAAGTCATATCATCTTGATTATATTTCTTTTTAACATATTCTTTCATAGGTTCGACATATAACTTAGAATCATTAAATCCTAAGTTTGAAAAAAGATTTAGAAATTTAGTTGTACATATGGAAACAACTTCTTCTTTTTCAATTAATTTTAAAATCATATCTTCTAATTCGTCGATTGGTATTTTTAAGGCAAATGCTAAACCAAAAAAAGAACCCATAGAAGTGCCAGCAACATTTTTAATATGTTCTTCGAGTTTATTAAAATAAATATATCTCAATATACCTAAAATACATATAGAACGTATAGCACTACCTGAAAAAACTAAATGTGTAAAATATTTCATATTATATTTTAAATAATAACGTTGTTTATATATTTTTACTTGCTATAACAATTGCCAATTTTGTTATTTGGTCGCATAATAGTATTATAATAATACCAATGAACATAAATAAAAATAAATTATATAAATTTACATCTACTTTCATTTTATTGGATGGATAATTTGTAAAATGTTCAACATTATCAACTTTAATAGCTTGTTGTGTATGAATTTTATCATAATTGTCTCTCAATGTTTTTAAATAATCTAATAATGATGGAGTTGTTCTATATTGAGGACTATTATCAATTCGATTTGTTTGTATATTATTGCTTGTAATATTTAAATAGGCATCATATTCATCATAGTCATATGGTTCAACATTAAAATTATCAGAAGTATTCTTTACAGGCTGATCCATAATTTTATTTGTATTTAAAGAAACATCAATAGCCTTCTTAAATGAATTTAGAGAATTACTGTCAATTGGTAATTTATATTCTGGAACTTGTAGAGGAGAACATTGTTGATTAGATTGGATCAGTTGAGGATCTTCATCTTGTTTTTCTTTTTTTTTCTTATTTTTATTTGACATGTTATTCGCGATTGGATAAGCTTCTTCAAGTGTAGAATAAAGCATTTTTTCTATTATTAATATGGAAAAGAAAAAATAATAATAATAATAGAATAAATGCTTGATATATTTTTACGTTATTTGATAATTGGTATTCTTTCAGCATATTTATTAATTTACGGTTTAAGACCATCAGTACCTTATCCCGAAACTTTAATAGATATTTATGAACATTATTGGGTATTATTGATATTAATAGTTTTAGATATTTATTTATTATACTGGGATTTAAGAATAGGACTTTTATTATTATTGGCAATAATTGCTATTATATTTGATATGATTAATTTTACCAAATAATAGATATAAGAAATTTTAATATAATTTAATTAATGACTGATAGTAGTAAAGATTTATTATTATCTTCTTTATACACATTTTACGAAAATAATAATAAATATAAATCTATTTTAAAAACAATTATCGAAGGAAAACATGTTTTATCTTTAAGAATGATTGATTGGCTTGTAACAAGATATGCTAAAAATCATAATATTATTTACTGGATAAATGATATTGACGATAATATTTATTATAATTTACCTGATAATTATTCAAATGAAAAATATAGAAAAATAACATTATATTTAGATTATCGTGCTCAACTTAAATCATTTAAGAAATTTAATTTTGATGCTTTTAGAAGACATGATAGAATTTCATTTATGATTAATAATGAAAAGCAGCAAATAATTGAGACAACAATAGGACAACTCAATTTTTTTAAATGGGCTTTCAATAATAAAATTATCAATTATGCTATTGATAATCAAAAGATTATTTATGAAAATATGTCAAAATTCTCATATAAAAAACAATTCAAAAATTTTAATAAAAATTCATTAATCCCTAAACAAGATATTATTAATACTAAGTGTTTTGTTACATTTGATTAATATGATGGAGTGCTGCCAATTTCAAAAGCAACATGACGAACATCTGGTTCAATAGTAGATATTAACCAAGGGCTAACAGCAACTTGGGGATTGGGTGGTTCAGAACGTAATTGAAGATTAGCATTACGGAGAGATTGACCAATAGTATTAATTCCAATATGATAACCAGCAGTTAAAAAGTTTTGATCACGAATGTCACCAGATCCAGCAGGGTTTATTTCAGCCCATTTAGAATTAGCGGCATCTTTTGGTAATAAATCATCACTTGTTAAACGATCGCGATTTAAATATGCACCTGTATCAGTTGGTTGTGGGGGTAATTGTGTAGCATCTTCAAACTTTTCAAAAGAATCCCCTTTATTTGAAGCGTATGATCCATAATAATTATCGGTTGGATCTACTGGTCTAACATTTGGCATAACTTCGCCGTCACTTGCTTTTTTAGTATCAGCCAATTTATTGGCATTATCCGCTACTGATGGTAAATGTGGTGGTTGGTGTAAATTAAACATATTTGTGGAATCAAAAGCATCATTTCCTCCTACTTCATTTTCAAATCGTTCTATATTATCCATCTTACATTTAGAATTGTAAGAAATTAATAATAAAAGTGTTAATAATAATAAAATTGCGATTGAAAATGAAATAACTATTGAAGAACTACTATTAGAACTCATTTTATATCTATCTATTATAATAATATAGATAAAATTATAATTTTAAAATATATTTTTTTAACTTTAATATCTTTTTTTCCCAAGTATTTATATTTTGTTCATTTTTAATTTCTTCCAATAATATTTTTGCTTCATTAATATTTGTTAAATAAGTTTTTATTTTTTCGTTCATTTCAATTTCATAATTTTGTACTTCTTCTTCCCAATCCTCTTCGATTTCTTCTTTATTCCAATCAGTCTTATTATCAAATACTTCATCAACGCTAATATTTTTTATTAACCATTTATTCCCAATTTTATTCGACTGAATAAATAAACCAAAAAATGTAATATCAACGGTTATATTATAATCTTTTGATTTATTATTTTTAAGAATTGATAATATTTCGGTGACATCTTTATCATTACCATTAAATGAACAATTTGTTTTATTATTAATAAATAAATACATATGTGATATATCACTAAAATAAGAAGTGTAATATAATGTATCTAAATCCTGTTCATCCTTATTAATCCAATCTGGATTATCATTTAAAGTATTTAAAGATAATTCGTCAATTTCCTTAATTTTGTTTATAGATCGTTCGTTGATTTTTATCGGAATATAACATTCTAAAATATGATTTAAGACATTAATAACCTTTATATCATTTAATTCTAATCTTAAAGGTGTTTCTAAATAAGAAACTGAATGATTTGTTTTTTGTTGCGGAAATTTTAATAAATGTTTCATTCTATATAATATTAAGTTAATCCAAAGATAAAATATGACGCAACAAAAAAATAATATTAAACCAGTGGATTTTATTATTAGTTTTATAAGAAATGAAATATTAAATGAAGATATAAGAACTGAAATTATAAAACCTATATTAATTTATTTATTATATTATATTATTCCATTCGTTATTTTAATAATCGTATTAAATTTTTTTACAACTATTATAGCTGTATTTCTTGTTTTTTATATTAGAAAATAATATATTTTATTTAATTAGATATAATGCAAAGAAGAAGAACTGGCGGAGAAGCGTCTTATCCACCTCTTGGAGATTATACCTTAGTTCAATCTGCTCCATCAACTGTTTCATCCCAGCCTGCTTTAAAAGGTGGTAATAATGGTTGTCCATCATGCCAAACTGGTGGTGGCGATCCTCGTCGTCGCGGAGGTTATTATTATGCTGATCAAAAACCATCAGCTGTTTCTCCACATGTAGTAGCACAACAACCAGTAGTTAAAGGTGGTAATGATCGCCGTCGTCGTGGTGGTGCCCCTGTTGAACTTACAGCTTTCATATCAGCATTAGCCCTATTAGGAGCTCGCTTATTAGCTGATAAAAATAGCTCTTTTAATTTCTTTTCAGAAGGTCAAGAAGAACGCGCTGAACCAATGTATCAAGAACAAGTTGGTGGACGTCGCCGTCGCGCTCCTGCCAAACCTGTTCGTAAAGCTCGTCGTGTCATCTAATAATTAAACAATATATTTCATATTATTTTTACTTTCATTTAAATAAATAATTGAACGCGATATTAATTCAACATCTTTAAATTTATTGAAATTATTGATAATAAACCAACCTCTTATATAAGTATTCTCATCAGTTTCATAAGGTTCTTTATCAATTTTATAAATTTTATTTTCATGTATCATAATAATATAATCCATAATACTAATTTAAATCTTATTTATCATTTTTTATTTATATGTGAATTTAAAAACGAGAATAAAATATATAAATATTATATTAAAATGAATTTGGACGATTTAAATGTTTTTTTTGAAATACCAACATCTACCGCTAATGTTTTATTAAATGATATTTTAAAAAATAACTACGACAAAAATAAAATAATAGTAAGTGATAATGTTTATACTGATACTAAAATAGATGAATGGATAACTAAACAACCTTCAACGTTAGGAGCATCGATTTTAATAGATAAATTAATAAAAACGCCCATAAATAATAAACCATTATTGGAAAACAGACAAAAAACATTTTTTAAATTATTAAATTATCAAAAAGAAATTTTAAAAAATCATGAAAAAGATTTATTATGGATTATGACATTGAAAGAAGAGATTGATGAAGATTTTTCAATAAATCTTCTATTTCCTTCTACTTACATCATAAATAATATGAATTATAATAAATATTTAGTTGACATTTATCATTTATATAAGATCATTATAATGCCTTTAACAGGTCTCTTATATCCATTATCAGTTCTTTATATGCCTTATTATTATTTAAATAAATATTTGAATTTTAACTTGACTGTAACTAAATATTTAGGTATTATTTATCAATTTGTTAAGATGTTTTTTAAATATTCTGGAAATATCAAAAATGATATTTTTAAAATTATAACAGTATTTTCATATATAGCTTTATATATTTATAGTATTTACCAAACTTTTTATGTTTCATATATGATTTATAAAATTCGTGAAAAATTATTTAATAAAGTCAATGGCTTAATTACATTCTTAAAATCATCTATAACAATCATAAAACAATCAAATAATATATGGAAAACATTTTTCTTATATAATCATCAGATCAATGAAGATACTATGAATAAAAGCATAAAAAACTTAGAAAAATTAGATTATGATATATCAACTATTTATAAATTATGGAAAAACGCAAATTATAAAGAAGATATTATTAATATCCTTAAAGTTATTTATACAATTGATGTAATAGATGTTATAACAAGACTTAAAAGTAATAAAAATTGGTGTTTGCCTTCTTATAATGATACTAATACCCAAATATGGAATATTAATAATCCATTATTAAAATCAAGTCAAGTAGGAAATCCTGTAAATTTATCAAAAAATATTATTATAACTGGTGTAAACGCTGGTGGAAAAACTACATTTGTAAAATCTATAACTTTGAACATAATTCTAGCTCAAACATTTGGAATAATAAACGCCTTAAAAGGAAATATTTATCTTTATGATGCTATAACTACATTTATGAGAGTTGTAGATGTTACTGGCAAGATGTCATATTTTGAAACAGAAACAAATTATTGTAATAATATGATAATGATCGCGGAAAATTTGAAAAAAGAGAATAAGAGGGGATTATTTTTAATGGACGAACCGATGCATTCTACACCTCCAATAGAAGGCGTTTCGGTAGCTTATTCAGTTGCTGAATATCTTGGAAATATCGAAGGCGTATCATTAATAATAACAACACATTTTCATAATTTAATGGATCTTGAAGATAATAAGAAATTTATAAATTTAAGTGTAAATGCTGATTATAATGAGAAAACTAAGAACTATGACTTTAATTATAAGATAAATCGTGGAGGTTCTAAACAAATTATAGCAATCGAATTATTAGAAAAGCATAAATTTAATAAAGATATTATTAGAAGTGCGATTGAAATGAAAAACAAAATATATAATCAAAATTTAAGAAATGTTCGTATTTAAATTATTCACAATTAACAATATTTTATTTTATATAAGTTATTTCATACTTGTATTACTTCTTCTATTTTTATCATACAAATATCTATATCTTGAACAATCTAATTATATGATGTCAACAAGATTACAAAAATTAGAATTAGAGTTAAATGGCGCTAATCGACCTATAACTAATACACCGGCGTCTGATTATTATAATGAAAAAATAAATGAAGCCAATATGATGATGAATGAGATATATAATGATTATCCACCTACTCCAAAATGCGGAATGAATGGCATTTGTGCCGCGAGTGAAATACATGTTACTGTTTTAGATGATAAACCAATTAATAATGAAATATTTGATTTAAAGAAGGAGATAATAGAAGATAGCGCATCAGTTATAAGTTCAAATGTTCAATCATCAGCCAATACCAAAAAGGCTTTAATGAAATTAAGTTTAGAAAAGATAAAAGCTAAATGTGAGGAAAGAAAAATAAATTGCGATGGTAGTAAATCTCAATTAATAGATAAAATAATAAATTATGATAATTCAAAAGCAGTCGAAGATGAAGTTATAATAAGTGATGAATAAATATAAAGATATTATTCAAACTTATAATATATGAACGAAGAAAACGAAGATATTGGACTTGTTAAAATTAATTATGAGATTTTTAAAAATTGTTTAGAGACATATAATAATTCAAATATTCAAATACCTGATAATATAGTTAATAAAGCCAATGAATTGATTAATAATTATTCTTGTTTTGTTTCTAATTATGACGCGAGAAGTTTATGGGAAAAAAAGAAAATAATAGCACAAAATAAAACAAAAATTAAAACAAGACCGCACATAATTTATATTGATTTTAGTGATGATGCCAAATGTAAAAAAGAATTTATTTCATATTTGAACAAATTAACAGATGTAAACAAAGATGTTATATATGGTAAAATATCTCATTTTATAACACAAATCAATGATGAAATTAAAAACTCTTTATTTGACATTTTAATCAATTTTATTAAAACATCTAATAATAAAATTTATATTGAAATATTATATCTTTTTGATAATGATTATATTGAAAAAAATATAACTAAATATTATGAAAATTATTTAAAAAACAAAGAATGGTTACCTGTAAAAATTGTTATTGAACATAAATTAATATTCGAAGAACAATATTATGATACTTATTGTGAATATATCAAAATTAAGAAAAATACTCTGTCTATGATTAAGGCATTATGTGTAATTTTGAAAAAAATTAATAAAGTTGATATCATAAATCAGATTATGATATCTATTATTTATGATTTGGATAATAAACCCGACCTGAATAATTATAAACATATAACAGAATTATTATTGGATGAATATGCGATTATTTTAGATTTTATACCTAAACAAGAATATATTGAGTATATTAAGTCATTTGATATATCAAGATTAGATAATTCAACTAAATTCAAAGTATCAAATATAGTTGATAAGTATAAATAATTTTTTTTATTTTAATTATGTAAATAATGGTTAAAATTAATAAAGAAACTATAATTAAAAATCTTGAAATTATTCGAGATTATGAAAGATTTAATAAAGATATTTATAAAGTTAAGGCATATGATAATGTTATCAATAATATTCTCATTTATCCGAAAGAAATATCAAACTTAAATGATTTAAAGGATATTAATGGTATTGGTAAAAGTATTCATGAAAAAATTAAAGAATTATTTGAAACAGGAAATATATCATATATTACAAAGAATATCAATAAAGATAAATTATATAAATTTAAAAAAGAATTAATAAATGTTTATGGAATTGGTCCTTCAAATATTGAAAAAATAATAGAAACTGGTATTACATCTATAACACAACTTAAAAAGAATGTTTTTTGCCTTAATGATAAACAAAAACTTGGTTTAAAGTATTATAAGGATTTGAAAAAACGTATACCACTTAAAGAATTTAAGGAACATATAAAAATTCTTGAAAAAGATTTATTAACTAAAAAAGAAATTAAATATGATTTTGTTGGTTCTTATCGCAGAGGCAAAAAATCTATGGGAGATATTGATATAATTATCATGGAGACACCAAAATTCAATTTAAAGAGTTATATAGATTCCTTAAATACATTAGGATATATAAAGGGTATTTTAGCATTAGGAAAGAATAAATTTATGGGTATTGTTCAACTAGATGACAAGCCCGCGAGAAGATTAGATATTCTAATAGCACCAGTCAATGAATATTATTATTCTCTATTATATTTCACAGGTTCTAATATATTTAATATTGGAATGCGTAGTTATGTTAAAAATAAATTCGGGCTTTCGTTAAGTGAACACGGATTTGATAAAAATAAACCAATTATTAAAAGCGAAAAAGATATATTTGAATACTTAAAATTAAAATATGTAGAACCTAAAAATAGAACAAATTTTATTGTATAAAAATAATATTTTTGTTTATTAGAATAAAATATTATTTATGGCAGATTTCGGCGTATCTTACTTTATAAAAGCCCTTTCATCGGTTCTCACTTTAATTCTTTTAGTAATTATTTATAGCTATTTATATAATTTAGAAAATAAGGGTTGTGCTTGTGCCTTAACTAAGGATTTTAGTTTCATCAAAGGCTTTACCATATTTGCTATAATATATTTACTATTTTCCGCAATGATACCAGATGAAGCTTTATATAATAATCTTGGTGGCAATGTTGTTCTAATAAATAAGTTTGTTGATCTAATTTTCGTTTTAGTTTTCATTTATTATTTATATGAAGTATTCAAATATACTCGTTATTTAGTTAATGAAAAATGTAAATGCTCCGTTGATTCTCGCCGTGAAATAATAATGATTGGTTCAATGATTGAATTTATCTTAATATTTGTTCTTTTCTTACTTCATATCATAATATTCGTTGTTGCTTCTACTTTCTTTAATGTAGTCCGAAGTGTTAACGAAGGTGCTGATGAAATACGTGAAGTTATACATGATCCAATTTCATCAATAAGAAAAGTGCCCGAACGATTAGCTAGTAGTGTTCGTGAAATACGATCTGATCTTGGAAAAACTATAAATGAAGTTGGTCGCACCGTTAAAAACACACGTGGCAATAATACTTATAAATTAAATGTTTAAGGTACGGTTATTTGCTGGTTTTCTTCCTCTTGTATTTGATTTTAATATTTTTACATCAGTAGCATCTTCAATTATAGAAGTTATTTCTTCATCGCTAATTGATAATGTTTCTATTTTTGTATCTTCATCTGGATAGATTGAGATTTTATTATGAACATTATTTATTATTTTATTAATATCTTGTTCAGGCTTTGAATGAATTATTGGAGGAGGTGCTTGATTTCTATTTAATCCGCTGAATAAGTTATTTACCATTCCAAATAATCCAGATGAATTTCCAAAAAGACTATTAACACCTCCATCATTACCACCAGCACTAATATTTTGTTTTGCCGGTTGTTTTTGCTGAGAACTTGCTGAATTATTGCCTATATTATTATAAATGAATTGTTTTGCCGCAGCATTCTGAAATTGTTTCATTAATTCAGGATTTGCTTTAAGAACTTCTTCAACACCTGGTATAGAACTTTCTTTGAACATTTTTGAAGTTAAATGGAACATAAAAGCACTTCCTGACAAACTTACGAAAAGTCTTAATTCAGGTGGCATAGATTTGCCCTTAGACTTATATTTATCATGTAATTCTTCAAAAATATCATCAAAATCTTGTAAATTTTCATGAACTTGTTCAGACCATCCTTCGAGTTTTATCGCAAAAGGATCATAACGAGTATTAAGATATTCAGTTCCTGTTACAAATGCCATAAGCATTTTACGCTGAAAACGAACACTTGCGTCAATCTCCTTATCTCTAATTATTTTATTATATTCTTGTTTCATTTCTTCTAGATCAGACTGCATTGTGAATGTATGAGGAATTTTAAAACCTTTTGAATCAAGGCGGTTAAGTTGATATAATATTTCTTTTTTTTCATTAATTTCATTTTTATATTTATTAAGTTTTGACGAAGGTTTTCTACGATCTCCATCATCTTCATCATCTTCTTCTTCGTCTATTTCACTCCCTTCTTCCTCTTCGTCATCATCTTCTTCTTCATCTTTGCTACTTCTTTCATCTTCATTATCACTATCATCAATGGTTTTATTATCATCATCTTCTTCATCTTCGGCACTACTTTCATATTTCTTTTTTCTTATATTTATTTGTGGCTGTTGTTGTGGTTGTTTTTTATGTTTCTTTAGTTCAGCCGAACGAACACTTGAAGAACTTGAAATTGATGACATAGAAGACAAAGAAGCAATGTCAGCACTTATTTTATTTTTATTGAATAATAGGTTCGTATTATTTGTTGGGAAATCTATATATTCGTTCATTTTATATACTTACTAAAAATTATATATGTTTATATGTCTTAAATAAACGAATAATTAAAAATTAAAAATTCTATTAAATATAGATGGTATTCTATCCATCATTAAATCATATTTAAAGGATGGTAATTTATTTAAATTATTATATTCTAGATGATGGCGATGATGTGGGTGAAGTTGTGTATCTGGTAATTCATTTGTTTGATCTACGCTACTAATATCAGCTAATTCAGATAAGTCATCTAATTGATAATCATCCTCATTTACAATACGACGATTAACATCACATTTTTTATTAAGAGATTCATAATAAAGTCCTGAAATATAATAATTATTATATCTAACAAATAAATCAAAATTATCAAAATGAAATAATGTTTTATAATAAACAAAATTTAATAATTGCATGTTAGCAGAACCATATTTATTTATAATTAATGGCGTTGAACCTAATGTAATTCTGTTTGTATTAGTATTAGCATATTCATATAATCGTTGATTAATAATAAATCCTATTTTAGCAGCTGTATAATACATTCCCAAAATTATATAATTTGGATTATGAATTATATCTTTATCTATGTCATCTATTAAACCTGAATAAACTATATCACCTATACGAATATTTATATTATAATTAAAATTATCATTAACAATAAAATCTACATTTATTATACTTGATGTATAAGTAGGAATAACATTATCTGTTGTTACTGTATTTCCAGTCATTTCAAAAATAATATTATGATTATTTGTAAAGTTTGTTATTTTAGTAACTAAAAACATAGAAAATTCTGTAAGTTCATATGTTTCACTATTATTAGCAAAATTGAAACATGCTGGTCCATCTAATTGAATATTCCTTAAATCGGCTAATTTTGCTCCATTATTATTTAAATTATTATCATATAATTTAATAGCTCTGTTAAATTTAAAATAATTATTATAATTAAAATCATAATATTTATTTTCACTATTATTATCATACCATTTTCCATCATTTAATGAAATTTTAGTAATATCTAAATATGTATTTATACAAATAAATTTATATCCTTCGAATGGTAATACAGATTGATTATCGACAACTATAACATCAAAATTTTCTTTTTTACCTTCCTCTTTTATTTCATCTTTAATTTTAGGTTGATCATCTGTAAAAGGTTCAATTATTTTATAATATGATAAGATAACAAGAGTGATAAATAAACCAATAAAAAAACTTATAAATTTTATTAAATTTATATTCATACCTTAAATTTATATAAGAATTATTTTATTAATTAAAATATTATTATGCCAAAAGAAGAAGACGAAAATAGCATTTGTTCCGATAAAGAAACTGAAACAAAAGAAACTATTATTGTTAAGGATGAAGATGATGATGACGACGATGATGATGAAGAAGAGCCTGGCGAAGAAGGAGATGAGGATGAAGAAGAGGAAGATGACGAAGAAGAAGATGATGACGACGATGAATATGATCCAGCTATTATTCAATTTGAACTCTTCAAAAACTTTCTAACAGACAAGGAAGGTAATAATGTAGCTACTCATTTAGGTTCTATTTCTCATGAATTAAGAAAACTAAATAAAATAGCTGTTAAATTACTTGAAAAAAAATAAATTAGGCAATATTAAAATTTAATTTAGCAAATGAATAATTTTTCATTACTTGTTCAGCTGTTCCGACAGGTAACATTAATTCACGAGTGCTATAAAAGAATGGATCGCCTCTTTTTCTGTCTCTTAAAGTTTTTAAGACAAAATGATCATCTAATTGGATTATTATTTTTATAGCGTCTAAGCTAATTATAATAGGCGAAACAACTTTTTTTAAACCATCAGGAGAATAATAACTGTTTGGATAAATAAAGGTAGCATCAATTACACCATCTTTAATTATTTTAAAGTTTGGTGTATTTTCAAATGCTATCGCTTCACATGGAAATGGTAAATCTTTGCCAGAATAAGATGTTATCTTATCTGGTGGATTTGGAGCCATTAATGCTAAGCTTTTATAATTTTTATAATTTTTAACATAACCAGTAATAATTACATTATTTTTATCAACATCAATATTACATTTTACATAATCATTTTCAAACGATTTCATATTATACTATTAATAATATTCTAAAAAAATAATTAAGATTATTTAAAAAAATGTGCTAGTTCCTATACCTTGATCATTTACTAATGATTTATAACAGTTTACACCATCATTTTTAACTTGATATTTATTAGCTAATTGAGGATTTTTATCATTAATTAAATTTCCAATGGCACACGGGGCACATGGAGAAATATTTCGTATTGCTGCTTCTCTATCTAATCGAACTATTTCATCATAATTTTGTTGTAAATATATTCTCATTTCATAGCTTGAACGAATCATATTATTATCATTTAGTTTATCATTGATGAATGAATTAAAGGCGCATTTAGGATTATAATTTGTAAATGATCGTCCGTCAGCCATTCTTAAAGGGCATTGAATGTTAGGATATTTTCCGGAGCAGCAACTCATTATATCTTCTATTGATAATAAATATAAAAATAATTAAAATTCATGTTCATAATATAAATTATGAATAAATAATTGTGATTGTCTACCAACTCTTTGAGCTCTTCCAACTGCTTGCTGTTTATCTGAGCCCATCTTATGAAATATTATTATGTCAGTAGCACAACTTATATCAATTCCACTTCCAGCATATTGGGTATTTAATAATATTATATTTACTTCACCTGATTTAAATTTGTCTAAAACATTCATCATATGACTGGTATTACCTTTTAATAATTCATATTTAAGATTAGAATTTGATAAATTTTGTTTAATCTTTTCAAAACTATTTTCATTTTTACTAAAAACTAAAAATCTACCTTCGGGTTTTGATTTAATAATCTTTAATAATGTATCTTCTTTACTTAATATCTCATCGACTTCTTCTTTTTGAATATTATTTTTATTAACAACAGCTATTAATTTATCAGCCGTCGGTATTGATAATCTACAAATTGGACAATTTTTATTAGTTTGTAACCATTTAAATAAACAAGTTCCACAAAAGACATGCGTACATTCGATTAAAATAGGATTGGACATTAATTCCATACAAATAGAACAATTATTTGTATTAATAGAAGTTATACGATCTGTTAAATCTTTTATTTTTTCTTTTTGCGTTTCAATTTCAGCATCAATATTTTTTAATTTTAATGCCTTTTGTTCAGGTGGGATATCAAGAGTATTTATATAATTTCTTTCAGTCTCTTTATTAAATAAATCTCGTCTTAATTCTTTTGAAACAAGATCAATTATATTATCTTCTGTTTCATTTTTCCCCCCTAATTCTTTAATTGCGCCAGCAATATCATTAGCATTTATTCTATCTAATATGCTTTCACTTAAAAAAGTCATAATAATATTAATATTTGCTGCCAATTTACATAAATAATATTTTTCATTTGGTTCAGGAATATTAAAACTATTTTTAATAAAATTATAATTATTTTTAACTAAAATTAAATTAATAAATTCATTATTTAATAATTCCTTTGTTGTATTATTATAAATTATTGAATTATTAGAATAATAAACCTTTTTTAACAATTCTTGGTAAGTTCCCGAAATCATCCATAAATAATAATATTTAATATTTGGTATTGAATTAATAATGTCATGTGCTTCGTCTATAATTATTCGTTTCCAATTATTTATAATAATACTATGTTCGTGATAATAATAATTAAATAAAATTTTGATTGTTGTATTTTTAATTAAAACAATATCATAAGCATTAAAAAAATTAATGATGTCTTGTTTATTTGTTCCATTAAACTTTGGTAAATTCTTTTTAATACTATTTAAATTATCGATTGCCAAAACTTTAAGTTCTGTATGAGTATTAATCATGTTTAACCATTGAACATAAACGGGTCCGCGCGGAACAATTATCAATGTTGAATTTATAGTAAAATCATTATTAGGAATTAAATTATTCTCAGATGATATATTTAAATAACTATAATTTCTATTATTATTGAATGTTTTTGTAAATTGATTATTAATATGAATATCATTATTTGTAGCGATTAACGATAATGCTATAAGAGTTTTTCCATATCCTACCATATCCCCAAAAATTCCGACATTTGTTTCAATTTTAATTATATTGTCATAATTAATTTCATTAAATCCATGATTATTTATATATAACATATTCATGAGACTTAAAAATATTTTCTTATTTGAAATTTTATATTCAATTATTCCTTCTTTTTCCATTTCTATCGCCTTATTTAAAGCAGTTAACTGATGTGGTTTAAGTTTTAATTTAATTTTTTCATTTTGTTGAGCTATTTTATTATTTTCATTTAATTCAATATCATAATAATTAACTGTTGTCATTATATATATAATAAAATTAAAAATATATAAGGAATAAAAATCTATTTTAGTATATATTAATATTAATGAGTGCAACTGATAATGAACAAAAGCAAAATTATGAAATTATTAATCCCGAAAGTGTTGAAACGGTAGCTACTCCAACTGAGACCAAAAAGAAGGTTGTATTTGCCCTTCCAGGTGATAATTTCTCATCTAAATTTCTTCTATCATGGACAGCTACTATTAATGCTCTATGGGAAACTAAGAAATATGATATAGTTATTAGCACCGGTATTAGTTCATTTGTTACATTTGCGCGTATGCAAACTTTGGGTCTTGATGTTCTTCGTGGTGTAAATCAAAAACCATTCGATAATATGGATTTTGATATTTGGCTAACTATTGATAGTGATATTATATTCACTCCTCAACAAGTGATCGATCTCATAGAATCAACTGAACAACATCCAGTTGTTGCTGGTATGTATCGTATGGCTAATCTAACTTCTTATGCGATTGTTAAGGATTGGGATACTGATTATTTTGCCAAGAATGGAACATTTCAATTTTTAACTCCTGATGATATTACTAATTGGAAGACTGAAACATCTCTTAAATACCTTCCTGTTTATTATACTGGTCTTGGATTTTTTGCGATAACAAGAGATGTTCTTAAAAAGATGACTTATCCTTATTTTAATGCTGATGTTCAAGAGATAATTACAGAAGATGGTAAGATTCTCAGAGATATTTGCTCAGAAGATGTAGCTTTCTGTAAGAATATTCATAAACTTGGTGTTCCAATTGTTGTAAATACAGATATTCGTGTTGGTCATAATAAATTAATTGTTATATAATAAATAATGAATTTATATTATATTTTTGTTATTATATTATTTTTAATAATTCTTTATTATTCAGTTAAATATATATTTTTTGTATTATTAGGCATGGTTTTATCATTATATTTATCATATAAATATTTATTACCAATAATTAAAAACATTTAATTTTTTTTACACCTCCTTTTATTGTTTTAAAAGAAGAGAAAGACATCGAATTATCATCTAATGATGAATTATAATATCGATTGCTATAAACTGATTTAATTGATTGTGTTTGTTCTTGTGAATTATCACTTGAAAAAATAACAAGAAAGATAAATATTATAATAAAAATTATTACTGATATCGACCCATAAAATATTACATAAGAAGTTATATCACTCTGTAATGGTTGTTGAAATCTAAAATAATTTTTATTATTATCATCATCCATTTTAATCTATTTAATTGAATGAAAAAAATATTAACACTTATAAATAGATATGAATTTATATAAAAAAATTATAGTTAATAATTGGATTAGCAGTTCAAAATCACATAAACATGAAATTTATGTTTATGAAGATGATAGTTTAGAAAATGCGATTGCTAAAATTGCTTATAATATTTTAACTGATAAAGGTCGTTTTTATGCGTGGAAATTTAATAAATCAATTTTATTTAAAATTAAAGAAATTAAATGGGATGGATATTCACCAAATCCACTTGAAGCAACTAACTTAAAAAGTAATCAACTAAAAGAACAAATAATTTATGATTATAATTATAGTTTATTCCAATTTTCATCAATAAATATAATTTTTGAAAAAGATTTTCCAGAATTGGCTAATAATCCTTATTATTTTACAGATAAAACATTTCCATCATTATCAGAATTAAATAAAAAAGAAACTATATTAAAAAAATTAGAAAAAGTTGATATCAAACCAATAATAGATACCACATTAAATATTCATAGATATGAATTAGTCTCTAAAATACATAGACCAACTAAGACGATTCTATTAGTTGATCTATTTGAAAGATTAAATACGACATCAACTATTCAATTTATTCAATGGATTAACGATAATTATAAGATTATGTATAAATTGTTAAAAATTAATAAATTGTCGAAAGAAATGTTACAAAATTGGACAGATGTTAAAAAGATTAATGCGATTAATTGTATCAATTGTTATTCAATATTGGCAAGTGGAACATTCGCAAAATTAACAATTAAAGATACAATGGATGTCACATTAAGTTATACTATTAATTTGCGTAAGAATATTAATTGGACTGAAATTTATAGTAATATTAATGAAATTAAGCTTTATTGTAGTTCATTTATAAAAAGTAAATTAAATTTTGCTGATTTAAGTATAAATGCTAAGTTAATTATTGAAATTGAAAATGTTTCAATGCAAAATCTTAAAAAGAAAATAAGTGAATATGTTGATGTTTTTGATATCTTAAAATCAAATAAAGAAACTATTAATCTTATTTATAAAAGATCATCGAATTATAGCAATCAAGGTTTTGATGCCCATTTATATGTTAAAAATTGTTTATATTTAGGTATTGAAGATGCTGATATCATTGAACAACTTACTATTTTAAATAACATGACAGAGGCAGAGGCTAAAAATTTATTAAAAGAAGAACAAGAATTAATTTATGAAATGGAACAGCAAAATATTAAAAAGCAAGAATCAATCAATAAAATAGATACAATTGTTATTATTAAATTATATAAAAATGGATTTTATTTAGAAATTATAAATATTCCAAATAAAAAAGAATTAGAAAATATAATTTATTGGATTTCTAAAATTATAGCTTCAGCAGTTCAAAAAACACTTAAAAAGAAGAAAGAACAAGAACCAGATATTGTTTATCATAAAAAATCATCTTCTCCTCCTCAAAATGATGATGAAGATGATATTGGTAAATTAAGTTATTCTTCATCATCAGATGAAAAATCTTCATCGGCTGCTTCAAGAAGTGGAGGAGCATTAGGAAAAGATAAACATAGTTATTTCATTAATTTATTACAAAAGGCTGATAAAGATTTATTTTTAAATAATTATGCCAGAACAAAATGTCAAGCTATTAATCAACCTATTGTATTTACAGAAGAATATAGAGATCAACTTAAAAAAGATGGAAATTATCATTTTGATAATGAGATTGTTTATGGAAGTAAGCCAACTATTAAAAATGTTTATACTTGTCCACGTCTATGGTGTCCTCAATCAAAAATTCCATTAGATCCAACAAAAGATGATCAAACTTGTCCAATTGAAGGTGAAGAACCAATGGAATTATTCTTTGATAATGATAAAAATAAAAAGCGATATGTAAAACTTATTAAACCTGATGAAAATAATATTTGCGCCCCATGTTGTTTTAAAAAGATGCCTAAAGAAGATGAATTAACTAAATGTAAGAATTATACAAAAGATGAAGATAAAGAAAGAAAACCATCATCTATAATAGTAGCTAAGGAAGATTTACCTTCTGTCGTTGATAATAATAAAGATGAAAACTATTTAGTTAATGTATCGCCTGTTCGTGTAGGTCGTTTTGGAGTTATTCAACAAGCACTTCATGAATTATTATTGCCTGATACAAAATATTCTGTCTGTTCTAAAATGCTTAATAAAAGTGATAAATGTTTTGTTCGTAAAGGAATACCACATAGAACATCAAAAAAACTTAAACATATTTATAATGATAGTTTAATAAACGCGATAGCATTAGGTTTAGGATTTGAACCAAAAGAAATAACAAGAAAAGCTGTTAATAAGAAAATTTTAATAGATGCTAAGGATGTATTTATTCGAGATTTAAATAAGAAACTTGATCTTATTACATTTTTAAGTTTAGAAAATGGAAATGTTTGTAAGGCATTCATGGATAAATTACCAGTAATTCCAGAAAATAATAAATTATTAATTACAGAATTAGAAAAACATTTAATAAAATTTAAATTATCATCAAAAATATCATCTATCAAGAAAAATAATTATAAATTATCACGTCTTTTAGGAATATTTAAAAGTTATAAGAAATTTATGAATTATTTAAGTTCTAATGATTATCCTACTAGCAAATCACCATATTATTTATATTCCTTATTAAGTAACATTAAAGAGTATAATGTTCTTCTTGTTATTTGGGAAAAACAAACTAATTTAACAACTATTTTATGTCCTTATTATGTTAGTTATGATGATTTAATAGCATCTATGGAACTTAATCCACAATTATTAATGATTGTAAAAGAAAAGAATTATTATGAACCAATCGAATTAAAAGTTAAAGGGAAAGATGGTGAAAGATTAGTAAGATTAAATGATTACACTCATATCAAAAACCTATTTAAGGAATGTAGTATTATTAAGCATGAATATGAAGAAAGTAATATACTTTATAATAATATTTATTCATTAAATACATGGGTAAAATCGAGTATATTAGCAATTAAAAACAAGTATTTAATAAATACTTTAATAATAAATAGTGATTTATCAATTACCCATTTTTTAACAAAAGGTAATATACTTGTGATTACTGATAAAATCAATGTTAGTTTCTTACCAAGATTTATAAAAGATTTAGAAATTGAAAATATAGTTTTTTATGATGATATTATTGGTAATAAATATGAAAATAATAGTTTTTTAATAAAAGATAATAATTTATTCATAGATAAATGTAAAACTCTTTCTATTAATTATGATTTTGGAGAAATTAATCCAGATTACACAACTGCGAAGGAATATTATTATTCATTGACTATTAAAAAGATGCCATTAACAAATGATATAATTCATTCTCAGATTATAGATGATTTATATAAATATGAATTGGTTAATTCTAAAAGAAATAAGAAATGGTATCAATTACAAAATATGATTTATATTAAAATTATTAACTTATCAGATGAAAAGTTTGATAAATTATTGAAATTACCCAAAAATGAACGAATCTCTGAACTATTTAAGGAACTTGATTTAAAGAATGTTCCAGAAAAGAATAAGATTCGCGTGATATTAGAAGAGGTTCCATTTATATCAAAATCTCATATTAAAAAACATTTAAATGATTTTATAATTTATTATAAATATGATTTTTTAAATCCAACAATTAAGGAAACTAAGAAACAATTTATATTCTCTCAAATATCATTACAAAATTCTATACCATCTCAATTAATTGTCTATAATCCTTCTACACCCAATACTGTTTTTAATACATTTCAAACCAAAGATTATATTTTTAATTCAAAACAAGAAATAGTCGTAACAGAATTACCTGAAATTTTTAAAGGTAATTTTGAAAAACTTAATAGCAAATGGAGTATGCATAAAAAATCAAAATGGAGTAATATGGTTTATATTAAAAATGATAAATATAATAGAAACTTTATTAAAGAATTTTATTTATGGTTAGCAAATCTTTTAAATATTAAAACTGATTATAATGATCTTGTTTTATCTGCTTATGATAAAATTAAGACTATATTCGCAACTCAACTAACAAATAAGGATGAAATGAAAAATCTATTTGAAGATCCTCGATTTCTAATGTTATTAAATAAAGCATTAGGTAAAAAATATGTAAATTTTAATATTTTTTGGGATAAATATTATAGTGTTGTAGATCTTAATGATAAAAAAATAATATTAAAAGAAATTTTAGAATCAAATGAATTATTTCCAAATGATTATTTTATTTTATCAATGTCGAGTATTTTAAATATTAATATTATCACAATTCATAGAAGTAAATATGGGGCTAATAAAGATGAAAAAGAAGATGAAAAGATTATAAGAGGTGATATAAGCGATTTATTATTATCATCAACTTTCTATAAAGCTCCTACAACTAATTATGAAAATCGTCCTGTTATTATTCTAAATAAACAAGATGATGGAGCAAAAATAATTTATAGTTTAGTAATTGATAAAACATTGCCATTAAATGAAAAATCTATTTATATTAAATTAAATGATTTACCAATTGAAATAAAAGATTTGGTTAATCAACATATAAAACAACAGAACATATAAAGATTAATAAAAATATATAATTAAATTAATGAACATCGATATTCTTTCAGACATTTTAACAAATAAAAATATTCAAGATATTAGTAAAATTAATTATACCGAATTTATTAAACTTGCTATGGAAAGTGTTGAAAAAATTGAGACTATAAAAGGATCCGAAAAACAACTAGTTGTTATTAGTGTTCTTCAAGATTTTATTAAAGATAATGAAAGTCTTTTAGCAGCTGAAATAAGGGCTGTAATTGATAGTGGAGCGATATCTTATATAATTGATACAATTGTATTTTCAACAAAATCAATTATCAATATTAATAAACCTGTTAAAAAATCTAAATGTTGTTTCTTCTGTTAAAAAAGATTTGTTTTATTTTTATAAATTTTCATAAAAAAATGAAGCTTTATAATCAAGTAAATATTACACATTCAGATGGTGTATAAGATCACAAAATCAAAAGTTTACGATCTTTTCAAGGATTGCGAATTGGTTGAATTCGTTGTTCTTGAAATGCCAACGAAAGACTTATTGATTCATGTTGAGTCTGTGGAAGGAAAAAAGATATCAGTGTTAGCAAATAAATGGGATGATCTGATGTCTGCTTTCTAAAAAAATAAAAGTTATATAAATAACATTAACATGATTGTTTTTGTTAAATTATCTTGATTTCTGGTTTGTTAATCTTATAACATTCGTCTTTTTTGTCATCTAATTTAATATTGAATGAGATGTTTTCTTCCTCATAATCTACATCATCATTTTCATCATCTTCATTAATATCATCCAAGTTATATTTATTTTCTTTTGTTTCTTTTACATCCTTTAATAGTTCCATTAGATGTTCTTCATCTAAAACAATGTCGAAGTTACCAGAACCACAATTTGGCACCTTACCCAACATAACCTGAGGAGATACACCGCTTGTATTATCATATTCTGAGAATATACTAGCATTAATTAACATATCAACACTCTCTTCGAAAGATGATTTACTTAAAGCACTGCTAGCATTTCTATTAATACCATGTCGATCAATAGACATTAGATTACCTCTGAATGTCATTGTATCAATAAGTAATGATAAATGTCGATAATTCATAGAACCTTCACCAGTAACATTTACTAATTCATTATAGAGCGCGTTTCTTGCTGCTTCAATTCCTAATACATCATAAATTTCTCTGATATCATTTGAAATAGTTCTTGTAGCATCAATATTCGGATTTGATAATATTTCAATAAGATTAGTTCCATCTGTATCTAAAACCCATTCAACAACCTTATCAAATGTCTCTTCATCTGGATTATATAAATCATATTTCTTTTTGTTTAATGAAACTTTATTGATTCCTTTGATTCCTTTTAATAATACTTGATATACGATATTGTGTTCCATTGCTTTTAGAGCAGCAATTTCATCTTTATTTTCAATATCTTTTAAAGCATATTCAGTTAATTTAATTCTGAAAATACATTCTTCAGCATTATCATCACTATAAACACAATCAATATATTTATTATAAGCTTTGTTTAATTTAGTATAAATATCAATCATACGAAGACCACACGCATTCATCTTTTCTTTATTAAATTTCATTCTTAAAACCCATGGGGAATCACTACGACATTTATTAATACTTTCATCTAATGATGCGAATTTTTTATAAACATTCATCATTCCTTCATCATTTTCAATAGTAGTATCTAATTTACCGCTGTCCCAGAAAATTTCACTATATTCGAGAATATTAGCTAATGTAGTAATTTCAATTGAATTTTTGATTGACATCGCTATACTTTTAGTTTGTTCAATTCTATCATCATCATAATCAATACCATTATCAGCTATTTTAGGATTTTTAACAGATGCTACATCTTGTTTCATATAAATAATTAATGTCGGTGTTTTAGTTTTCTTAGTAGCACTAAGAATTTCTTTCAATCTGGGAACTCCACTTGTTGCTTTAACTGCTGCGGCTGTTCCTGAAACATGGAATGAATCAAGTGTCATCTGTGTGCCCATTTCACCAATTGTTTGAGCTGCTATAATTCCAACCATTTCACTAGGTTGCGCAATAGCTTCTTTAAAATATTCATAAATTTGTGTTACAACCCAATCAAACATCGCTTTGCTAAAATTTTGTTCAATAATTAATTTTTTGGGTGATAAATAGACTCTTAATAATATATGGAAATATATCATTCCTTGATATTTATCTTTGATGTAAAGATTATCTTTCATTTCTTCAATTTTATCGAGAATATAGTCAGGTGTTAAATCAGTTAAAGTTGCTGTAAGATTAGCAGTTTCTCGACGTTTAATACAAGTCTTAATAATTCTATTGAAAGGAATAGCATAATTGATAACACTATTCTTCTTATTTTTATTAACCTTAGTAATAATGAAATTCTTATCATCAATTAAATCTTTGAAATGTTCACTACATCTATCATAAGTTGATTTTGTAATTTTCTTAACGGCATCTTTAACTAAATAATTTTCAATCTTATCAATTGGTGTTAAATTATATTTGGCTTCCATTTCTAATAATTTCATTTCAATAGTCGGAATGAATTGCGTCTCAATTTTACATCCATCCATACCGTCTTCGCCATAAATAAACTGAATGATTGAACCATTTGCATTTCTCACAGTATTATCATAATTGATTTTAGCGTCCTCCATTGCTTTTACTAATCTTCTTTGAATATAACCCGTTTCACTTGTATTAACGCAATGAATGCCATTTAATGTTGAGAAGTGTCCTGTTTCAGGCACTGAAACATCATAAACTTTTTTATAAGTATCTTTAAATGTTTCATAAGGAATTGGACTAATAGCTACAATTTCATCTAATACAATATCATTATTTACTGTAAATTCATTGTCTTTAAGATCAATCATATTTTCTAACTGATTGTGTTTGAAAACAATATCTTCTGAATTGAAATAATTCAATCTAACAAGATTTTTAAATTTATCAATTTCTTTATTAATAATTTCAATAGTATATTTATCAGAATCTTTAATAATATTCGCAAATATTCCAACTCTTCCTAATAATAATATTAATTCATTTACTAATTCTACATCATTTGTTGATGTTGTAACACGATTATTATTGAAACTACCATTCTTATAATAATAAGCTGTTAAGAATCCACTAATAAAATCTTTTGTGCATACATAATGATATTTTGGAATTTTATTTGAATAATTAGCAACATAAAGACCTTGATTATAACCTTCTAAGAATTGATTTGGAAATTCATAATTAATTTCACTCTTTAACTCTGGTAAATTTAATGTAACTGGTAATTTATCACCAACAATAATATTAGGAGTATCTTTTTTAATTAATGTTTTATTTTCATCATCCCATACCATTAATGATTTTGATTTTGTAACAGTAATTGAACGACCACTTTTTGTATCAACTTTATATAAAATGTCACCAGGATCATGACGACTAACATTTGTGATTTTACCCCAAATCATATTACCTACATCATCGCAAGTTGGAATATAGATAATATCATTATTAATTCCTAACATTTCCATATTCATATCTTCTGGTCCAAATTGTTCTACTAATGACTTATTATCAGGATTGTCAATCATATTATCTATCCAACTACCAATTTTAACAAATTGTAAATGACCATTAATATCAACAACAATATCTGTATCGCCTGTAACAGACTTCACAGCAGTATCAATAAGACCTTCACGACCACCCATAGCATGGAAGAATACTTCTTGTGGTGATAATCCAGCAATGAAACTATTTTCGACGAATCCCCTAGCTTCTGGTCCATCATCATATTTAGTATAATGTGGTAAAGTTCTATCAGTAAATCCATATGCGATTCGCTTGCCGTCTACATTTTGCTGACCAACACAAGCCATAATCTGAGCAATATTAGTTTCTTTGCCTTTTGAACCAGACTTTACCATATTGAACATTCTATTGTTTTTTTCATCAATTTTAGCTAAACTAATCTTTGCAACTTCATTAGTAGTTTGATTTAAAATTCCAATAATTTCTCTTTCTAAAAATTCTTCATTTGAAAAGATAGAATTGTTTTCTAAATCACCTTTTCGCATATCTTCTAATTTCTTATATGCTGTTGCTTTCATTTCCTTGATCTTATCATTTAATTCTAAATCAGTACTAATATCAGTAACTAAATCACTGATTCCAATACTAAATCCAGAAGTCAATAACCATCTACAAATTAATCGTTGAGTATTATCTAAGAATTTCTTAATTTCAACAGGACCATAATCATGATAAATAACTGGAATCAAACCATTCGTGATATTATGAAACACTGATTTATCTAATGTTCCGGTAATCAATTTACTATTATTAATAATAACTTTTTCACCAGCCTTATTATTCATTTCAATAAATAATGAAGGAGGCATGATTTCAGAGAATAAATCTCTTCCAGTATAAGTAAAATCTTTTGATGGTTTTTGTAATTTTCCTTTGAAATAACTATTAATCATTTGTAGATTTGCCATTTGTTTATCAGCAACAACGATATAATCCTTAGTAGCTCTGAATGAACCTACTAATGTATCTTGAACGACTTCAATACTTGGTTTTCCATCTCTTGGTGCTAATATAAGATATGGAACAGCTGCTAAATCTTTTAATTCACTCATTGTTTGAATATTTTGGGGACAATGTAAATTCATTTCATCACCATCAAAGTCAGCATTATAAGGCGGTGTATCTAATACATTCAATCTAAAAGTTTGATAAGGCATAATAATTACTTTATGACACATCATACTCATCTTATGAAGTGATGGTTGTCGATTAAATAGAACATAATCGCCATCATTTAAATGACGATGAACTACATCACCATATTTTAGTTCACTTGCGATCTTAGCTAAATCAGCATATTTAAGATTAATTGGACCAAGTTCATTCGTTTTCTTAACATATTTAGCACCGGGCCATTTATTAGATCCATTTAAGATCAATTTTCTCATCTCTTCAATATTATATTCATTAACAACTTCTTGAAATGTGATATTTAAGGCAACTCTGATAGGAACACCTAATTCATCAATACTAATATAAGGATCAGGAGTAATAACAGAACGTGCTGATTGATCAACACGCTTACCATTTAAATTACCACGAATACGCCCTTCCTTCTTCTTCATTCTATCACAAACAGATCGAAGACGACGACCATTTCTTTGTTGAGAAGGTGCTAAACCTGGAATTTGATTATCAATGAAAGTAAATACATGATATTGTAAAACCATAGTAATAAGTTTAATTGTTTCTTCACTAGCTGCTTTATTAATTTTATCAATGATGTTATTATTAGTTTTGATAATATCACTTAATTTATGAGTTAAATCATCTTCGCGTCTTTGTCCATTCTCTTCAATAATACTAGGACGAACAGCAGGAGGAGGAACAGGAAGAATAGTACAGATCATCCATTCAGGTCTGTTCCATTTTGGATTAAATCCCATAATTTCCATATCTTCATTTGTAATTCTCTTAAAAATTCTTAATACATCTTCTGCAGTAAATTCTTGTTGAACAGAAGTTTCTTTTGTTTTATCTTTCCATTCAGCAATAATTTTCATTGATGCTTCTTTGTTATAACGATCTGGTTGCTTACTACCACAACCAATATGTTTATCATCACCACACAATTTAATTTTAGTAGTTGTGTTGCAAAGTTTAAAATAAGCTTCCCATCTCTTCTGGTTATTTTTAATAGCTAAGATTCTAGTCATTTCATTTTTAAGTTCTTCAATTGTAGTATGTTGTGAGATTAACATTCTTGAACATCTGAAACAAACACATTTCAAAATCTTTTTAACAATATCAAAGAACATAGCATGAAATACTGGTTTAGCTAATTCGATATGACCGAAATGACCTGGACAGAATACATTCTTTTGTTCACAAGTTGTACAAATTTTATTATGTTCTAAAACACCCATACGAGGATCAAATAAACCACCAACAACTGGTTCACTTCCAGCATAAGTATCAGTTTTAGTAACTTTGACAACAGATCGTTTAATGATTTCATCTGGTCCTAAAACACTGAATTGAATGCCTTTAACTTCTTCAATGATGACTTTTTGAGTATTATATGATAATTCATTATATATCGACATATCTATTTATTATATAAGTTAATTTTAAATAACTTAATCATTTTTTATTAAATAATTTTAGATAAGTTTGTATAGTATTTTTTCTTAATATCATCATACTTATTAATGATTCCACTGTTGAATAAAAATTTTTTTGAAAATAAATTATAATTATGATTTTCATTAAATAAAACATAAACAATTAAATAAATTAAAATTAAAATTAATAATGTTTTTTTAAAATCTCTAACTGGAATATAAATAATTCCAAATAAAATTATTCCTTGAATTACCTTATTTTTCAAAAGTTGTCTTTGAAAAGGCGTTAATTCTAAATCTAAATGTCTCGCACCAATTTGCATTAATATAACAGAACCAATTAAAATCGGATCGAATGTTGCAACATTCATTATCGTATTAATAATAATGAATAAAAAAATTAATAACTGCCAATATCATCAGGAACATCACTTAGACAAATTTTGGCATCTTTATAATAATTTACAGGTTCACCTAATTGTGATGGAAATACAAGAGGAACATAATTTTGAATACAATCAATGTTTGTTTTTTCAGTTAGTTGAACAAATTTACGAATATCAGCAAACATCTTTTTATATTAATAATATATTTAATTTTTATATATATTTTTATCGAATATACCATTGGAAACTCATAGCACGAGCACCAGGGCTTCCGCCTTCTTGGCAACAATTTATACGACTTCCAGCAGAACCATCATTCCATCCCCAAGCACACATACCAATACCACCACTAACATCATTAGAGAAATCATTACAATAATTTTCATTAAAAGATCCTCCCCATCTAATATTATGTGAATATCCATTTGAATATATTTGTTTGTAATTTAAACCAAATGCTAAAAATGCTGATTCTCTTGCCCATATTGAACGAGGCATATATTTATCAATTGTTGATGTAATAAAAGAATAATAATCCATATAAGTGCCAGGACCAGCATATCTTCTAACCCCTTGACAAGGAGTAGTATAACTAAAATTTGTATATCCTTTACTAAAAAAGTTTAATAATGTATTACCCATATAATTCCCAAGAGCATTTTGTGTATACCAAGTCCACCCATATTTTGGTTTTCCTGCTATATTTGTATTATTATTTGTTTGAGATGCTGGAAATAATGCTAAACAATCATTAACAGTCATACTATTAAATAATTGATATTTAGCATCAATTATATTATCTAAATTAACATCTCCATTAGAATCTGTAAAATTAATTGCTGATGTATTTAAAATATTATTATTAGTCCAATACGACGAATAATAATGGAATGTAGCAGCTTTTGAAGTACCTTGAATAGCAAGCATCCATCCACCACCATAAACATCATCATCCATAATACAATAAGTTAATCGTGGACCAGCGTCGGGAACTTGAATCCAGTAAAATCCATTTTTAGATGTTCCATAAATACTTTTGATTTCTCGCGCACTTCCTGCAGCACTTGAAGGAGAAAACCCGTCTTTTAAATTAATTGTTATTTTTGTTCTATCTATTTTAAAAATAATAGGGGTTCCATTAACCATAGCATTAAGATTATCTGAAATTATTTTTAATTTATCATCTGATAAAACTTTATCCCATATAAATATATATTTTATTCCAAAATCAGAAACTTCACCAGAATATAGACCATAACCATTAATTGCCATACATGCTTGATCATAGCCAGTTCCACCATCGCCAGGAACATTAACACCATTGATAATTATATTATTTGTGCCATTTCCACCAGATTTTACACATGTTACTAACCATCTTCGTGAAGCAGATGAATTAACACTAACATCATCATCAACCCATTTAATCCAAGAATTTGGACTGTTTTGATTATATATTGTTCCTTCTCTTGATGCCCAATGACCAATTAAAAAATTAAAATTATTTGCTGTTATAATACGACCAGTTGTTCCATTTGGAACATATTTAGTAACACAACAAATAGTATAATTTTGTGGAATTGAACCTTTTGGAAATATTATATTTGTATTAATAGTTCCTTTAAGATATTTACCTGTTATATTGCTATTCATATCATATTCGGTTACTATTACAGGATTAGCTCCACTTATATTAGTCGTAGAACTAAATCTACCAAAAACATCAGAAATTGAAGTAACAGTAATACCATCAGTATTTAATGTATAAGAACCACCGCAACCATCTATTGTTCCAAAATCATAAATAAATTTTGGAACATCAGTATAAAATATACTCATAAATTGGCTAACATTTGTATTATAATTGGTTGATAAAAAATTTGTATTAACAGATGATAAGGTTATTGTACTATCCATTACATCAGTTGTTGTAGTGCTATAATTAAAGTCAGAAGCTGTGTTTATGTTAAACATAAAATTTAATTTAGTTAAGCTAACATCAGTACATGATGGAGGGAAATAAATAATAATATTATCAATATTATCATCAGCAAACCCATTATTTGTTAAAGTTATAGCATTATTATTCATGACATTCACAGTTGATATAGGTATATGCGTATATTTATTATCAACATTCGTATATAATACTATATCGTTTGCTGAATTAATTCCAGATGCTGAAAAATTCATTGTTAAATTATTGAAATATAGATTATCGTGTGGAAAAAATATTGCTATATAATTACCTCCAAATACAGGTTTTATACTAAAATTACTTGAACCATTTGGTGAACCATCAAATGAATTTACATTAAAATATGAAACATTTGTATTAGTGTTTGTTAAATATATTGTATTTGTATTATCATTATTTAATGTTCCTAAAATACTATCACTTGATAAATCGCGATATTTAAATGATGAAACAACTGTATAAGCATCATAAGTTTTATTATCAGTACATGTTTCAGCAATACTATAACCATTAAAATATTGCGTTGGATCTACTGAAACTTTTGTTTCTTTAACAGTATTTATATGTGAACTTTCTAATGGTATTCTTCCTAGATTTACAGGAACATCATAGAACTTTTCAATTTTATTATTAATTGTATAGTTATAAATAATAACAACAACCAATATACATAATAAAATTAAGAATAAAACAACTACTATATTATTGTCTATCATCTCTTCTAAATTAAATCATTATATTTTTTTATTATTATTAACAATCCAAATATAATAATTATAATCGGATTTTTTATTAATACCAAAAATTTTATTATTATAAGTATTAAAAATTTCATTTTCATAATCAATATTACAAAAATTATTATATATATGGCAATTTATTAGATTAGTTGATAAATAACTTTGTAATTGAATTAAAGAATAATTTTCATTTAAAGTTATTAATTCCGAATTTTTATTATTATTATTCATAAAATTCAAAAAAATATTTAAATTACTTGATGGCATATAATTTATATATTATAAACCTTTATTTTATTTAGTTTATAATAATCATAATTTAATAAATATTTATAATTATTAAAATCAATTTTAAATCTATAAGGACATGTAAAACAACTTTTATCAAAATCTTCATGTGATTTATGAAGTATATATTTCATTAAACATTTGCTATGAATTGGATAATAATTTTTTTCAGGTGATTTAATAAAACTATTATAAATAATTGCTGTATTTTCTATACATTCACATTTATCATCAAATAATTCTTCAAGACAAATCAAACAACTGAATGAATTATATTTTGGAATTATTGAACCTTTTGGTAAAATAGTATAAGGCATGTTTATTATATTCCAACCCATATTAATATATTTATATATCTCTGGAATATTGACATATAAATATAATGTCTTTTTTTTATAAATGTCTGCGATAATATTATTTTTAATAATAATTTTTTCTTTTTCTGGCAAATAATCATAACCCGTTCCAGAATTACTTGAAAAATCAATATTAATTCTATTTGAATGAATATTTTTATACATAATCAAACATTCAGAAAGAAATAATGGTTCATAGTAAGGTGGTATATTTCTATTATCAATCTTTATAATGAGTTCAAAATAATCTTCAATCAAAATATCACAACTATATTTATAAATTGTATAAGAAATATTATTGATTTTTAAATAATCTAATAATTTAAAGTAATCATCTTCTGTATTAAAATGAATATTCATATAATTTTCAATAGTAATTCTTTCAATTGTTGGAAGATGAAAAGAAGAATCCCAATATTTTTCATATGAAAAATTTAAATTATAATATATGTTTGAATAATGTTTATTTAAAAAACTATTTTGAACATAAGAACCCCAAATAATACCATTATTATCTAATACTGATTCTTTAATAAGGTTTAAAGTTTCGTATAAGTGTTCTGTTAAAAACATAATAATTTTATTTATTTGGATTAATCATTTTTTTAATTTTTTCAATTTCAATAAATAATTCTTGAATGGCTTTTGTATTTAATGTAGTTATCATATTATAATCAATTGTTCTAAAATCACTTATTTTAGAACCAATAATAAATACATCTTCTGATGATAATTCTTCGTAAACAGTAAAATTATTATTATCAATTACTTCTTTAATTATAAATTCCTTACCACTATAATATTTATTTTTATCAATAATCTTAATAGTATCGTTTGGATTTAAAGAAATATTATTTTTATTGTCAAAGTTTATTATATTATTTTTATACAAACCTCTTTCGAATATATTTGGAATTATTCCAGATGTTATTGAGACAGCAGTTGGACATATTATTTCAACATCTTGCGCTATAAATCCATATTTTTCTTGATTTGTTTCAATTAGATTATATTTTTTAGGTGTTAAATTATTAATAATATCAATAGAATTTTCAATATTACTTATATTATTTTTAATACGCTTATCTGATGATGCTATATAACCTTGTGCGCAAATATAAGATGCTGATTGTAAACTTAATGGAATACCCGAACTTATATTACTGGCAATTATTAAAGGATTAGTATTACCAGCAGCACCCCAATATAATATACCACTATTAGCAGTTGAACCATAAGCTGCTGCGGTTGAACCGCCTGAACTTGTAATATTAATAAAACCACCAGAAACTGTTAATGATCCTGTTAAACTTCCACCCGATTTTAATAAATAATTATTTAATGTTGTATTTAATTCAGTTCCATTATATGTTAATAATGATGTCACTAAATTACTTGTTATAATATTACTATTAACATTCAGATTAAAACTAGCAGTTATATTACTTGATGTTATAATTGATCCAGAACCAGTTAATGTTATATTATTTGTACATCTGATATTACTTGAATAGATGTTAGAAGATGATATATATGAATTAGCATCAGTTCCGGTAGTTAAATAAACTCCTGTTCCATTCAAAGTAATATTATTAGCACATCTGATATTACTTGAATAGATGTTAGAAGATGATATATATGAATTAGCATCAGTGCCAGTAGTTAAATAAACTCCTGTTCCATTTAAAGTAATATTATTAGCACATCTGATATTACTAGAATAAATGTTAGAAGATGAAACATATGAGTTAGCATCAGTTCCAGTAGTTAAATAAACTCCTGCACCATTCAAAGTAATATTATTAGCACATCTAATATTACTAGAATAAATGTTAGAAGATGAAACATATGAATTAGCATCAGTTCCAGTAGTTAAATAAGATGCTGTACCTGTTAAACTTATGTTAGTTGTACATCTGATATTACTTGAATAGATGTTAGAAGATGAAACATATGAATTAGCATCAGTTCCAGTAGTTAAATAAGATCCTGCACCTGTTAAACTTATGTTATTAGTACATCTAATATTACTAGAATAGATATTAGAAGATGAAATATATGAATTTATATCACTACCTATTAAATTAATGATATTAGCACATCTGATATTACTAGAATAAATATTCGATGATGATAAATATGAATTAGGATCAGTTCCAGTAGTTAAATAAGATCCTACTCCTGTTAAACTTATGTTAGTTGTACATCTGATATTACTAGAATATATATTAGAAGATGATATATATGATGTTATATCAGCTCCTGTAGTTAAATAAGCAGTTGTTCCATTTAAAGTAATATTATTGGCACATCTTATATTACTTGAATAAATATTTGAAGATGATAAATATGAATTAGGATCAGTTCCAGTAGTTAAATAAGATCCTACTCCTGTTAAACTTATGTTAGTTGTACATCTAATATTACTAGAATAAATATTAGAAGATGAAACATATGAATTAGGATCAGTCCCAGTAGTTAAATAAGCAGTATTGCCATTCAAAGTAATATTATTGGCACATCTTATATTACTAGAATAGATATTGGAAGATGATAGATATGAATTTATGTCACTGCCTATTAAATTAATTATATTGGTGCATCTTATATTACTAGAATAAATATTTGATGATGAAACATATGAAGTTAAATCAGTTCCAGTAGTTAAATAAGCAGTTGTTCCATTCAAAGTAATATTATTAGCGCATCTTATATTACTAGAATAGATATTTGATGATGAAATATATGAATTTATGTCACTGCCTATTAAATTAATAATATTGGCGCATCTAATATTACTTGAATAAATATTAGAAGATGATATATATGAAGTTAAATCAGTTCCAGTTGTTAAATAAGCGGTTGTTCCATTCAAAGTAATATTATTAGCGCATCTTATATTACTAGAATAGATATTGGAAGATGAAATATATGAATTTATGTCACTGCCTATTAAATTAATTATATTGGTGCATCTTATATTACTAGAATATATGTTAGAAGATGAAACATATGATGTTAAATCAGTTCCAGTAGTTAAATAAGCAGTTGTTCCATTCAAAGTAATATTATTAGCGCATCTTATATTACTAGAATAGATATTGGAAGATGATAGATATGAATTTATATCACTACCAATTAAATTAATGATATTAGCGCATCTAATATTACTTGAATAAATATTGGAAGATGATATATATGAAGTTAAATCGGGTCCAGTAGTTAAATAAGCAGCTGTTCCATTCAAAGTAATATTATTGGTGCATCTGATATTACTAGAATAGATATTGGAAGATGAAATATATGAATTTATGTCACTGCCTATTAAATTAATTATATTGGTGCATCTTATATTACTAGAATATATGTTAGAAGATGAAACATATGATGTTAAAT